CAGGGGCTTCTACAACCGCAGGAGCAGGCTCAGCCACAGGCTCTACAGGCGCAGGAGCAGGCTCAGCCACAGGTTCTACAGGGGCTTCTACAACCGCAGGAGCAGGCTCAGCCACAGGTTCTACAGGGGCTTCTACAACCGCAGGAGCAGGCTCAGCCACAGGCTCTACAGGCGCAGGAGCAGGCTCAGCCACAGGTTCTACAGGCGCAGGAGCAGGCTCAGCCACAGGTTCTACAGGCGCAGGAGTAGGCTCAGCCACAGGTTCTACAGGCGCAGGAGCAGGCTCAGCCACAGATTCTACAGGTGCAGGAGAAGGCTCAGCCACAGGTTCAACAGGGGTTTCTACAGGCGCAGGAGGAGGCGCATAAATTTCATTATGGCTGCCTCCGCAATAATATGAACAGACTTTACAAGTTCTTTTTTGATTGCAGCCAGCACAACTGCATGAAACCTTGCCCATTTACTATATTGTGCGATTTTTAGTCCGACGTCTTTTTTGCAGGGTTCAAAAAAATTTGACACCCCAAGGGCCAAACTACTTAAGGCGCAGTGGCGATAACAAAATGATGAGAGGCAATTAAGATTCCATACAGCAAAAACAATTGATTATATTCAATTTAGGAATCTGCGCCTTCCTTGGTTCATATAATTTCTAATTAATCTTAGCCTGCGAGCAAGAATTAATTGGAAATTATAAGTACGGGATGAAGTATCAGAGGATACTATACAGCAACAACTCTAAAAATATTATTAAAGGTATCGTACAGCAACAAATATATGCCTATATATTGATACCTGCTTAGACACAAGCCAATAGGCTTGTAGGCTAAGACCCCCCTCCCGAAAGGGTTGGCGCTATAGTCTAGTGGTCAGGACAGGAGGCTTTGAACCTCTTAACCCAGGTTCGAATCCTGGTAGTGCCATATAGTTCGTAACCTCTATTCAAAAGGTTGCATCACTAGGATGTCCGAGTTGGTTAAGGAGGCAGGCTTAAGATCTGCTGTTGCAAAACGCATGGGTTCGAATCCCATTCCTAGTATCGCCGAAAGGCACATCCGATATAGTCTAGCGGTTAGGATAGGGCTCTTTCACAGCCTTGACCCGGGTTCGACTCCCGGTATCGGAACTAAGTTTGTGTTTTCTTTAAAAAAACACTGGTGATCATGTTTCACCGCAACACTCATAGTTCAGTGGTAGAATAACGGACTTCCATTCCGTTAACGCGGGTTCGATTCCCGCTGAGTGTAAAAAGGCTTCATACAGCAAACAAAGTAATAATTTCCTATTATAACTTGAAGCCTGCTAAAACGAGGATGTCCGAGTGGTTAAGGAGACGGTCTCAAGATCCGTTGTTGCAAAACGCATGGGTTCAAATCCCATTCCTCGTAAAGAGTTTCCCTGTTCTCTAAAAACAGGGTGGTGGAGGAGCGGCGGCGGCTCCAAATCGCATTAGCTCAGTCGGTAGAGCGTCGGCCTTTTAAGCCGAATGTCGCGGGTTCGAGCCCCGCATGCGGTAAAGAGTTTGGTAGACTCAAATAACTACTATTTTTTTTTAAAAGGACTTAAATAGGATGACATATATATGGATAGCAATTGCCATCTTACTTATTATATTAGTTTCAACAAAAACAATAAAAACAGAAAAGTTTGCTAGTATGTGTAGCCGTAGTTGCCCTGTCCATAACACTCATTTTGACCCTCCTTATCCTCATTCGTTTCATTATGTATATTTAACTACAGGAAGAAATCGGGTATATGAATGCACTAAATGTCGCTGTGAAACATTAGATCCAGGTTCATATCCTACGAATGTTAATTTTTGATTACAAATTTGTCTGAATTTTAAATTTTAATTAAAATTTGAAGCCCCTTTTTCCAAGAGAAATAAGTTGCTGACAGTTTACCCCGTTCAAAGAACAGGGCTTACCCCCGTAGCGCAGTGGATAACGCGTCCGCCTTCTAAGCGGAAGACCGTGGGTTCGACCCCCACCGGGGGTATCAACCCCTTCTCCTAGAGATGTGGGTACAAGCCTCTATAGCTCAGTCGGTAGAGCACCAGCTTTGTAAGCTGTAGGTCCTGGGTTCAATTCCCAGTGGAGGCATTTGAGTTGAGATTCTCATTAAAAATCTCCAAGCTCTTATAGCTCAGTTGGTAGAGCGTGGTGCTTATATCTTAAGATATGCTTAATGCACAGTTCTGAAAGGAACGCCAAAGTCGCGGGTTCAATCCCCGCTAGGAGCAATTTTTTATGTCATTAGATGTCTTAAAAAATTAACGATACAAATTAGTCATATTAAGAGTACGATGGTCATCATAATATAATCCGTTATAAACTCTAATTTTTAGTTCCTTATGAATTTTAAAAGACGAATAGGGATCTACTTCAGACACACGGGCCGGATTACTAAATTGATTTTCAGCATACATCCGATATTTACTGCTAGAAAAGACAATATTTTTAGAAATAAGAAATTGATGATATGATTTATAACTCAAAAAGTCATGCCGTGTTAAAAAAATCTTTTCACCCGTTTCAGCAACATTTATTCGTATAATTGGTCGTTCCGAGCAACAATACCAAAACCAAAACATTTCTCCTAAGAAGCCGTAAGAAATATGCGTATTCCTTCACATACTTGTCCTGCAGCTAGATGCTGATTAATCCACTCCGGTTCAATAGGAGAGCCTTTAGCCAAACGTTCCTGCTGCTCAACCCTCAGTAAATCATCAAGTTGGTATCCGTCAATATTGAGTTCAGCCAAAGAGCGACATACATCCGCCTTTTTCTCATCAGTAAGTTTTAGCCGTGTCATAAGAGCATCAAGAGACCCCAGCACTTTAAAGCGCCTATAAAGAAGCCGTGAATTCAAGCCCCGCTGATATACTAGGCCCGGAGCATAATCAGTCCCTAGCAAACAAGCAAATTCGCGCAATTGCTGCTCTGTTAAACCCAACTCCATACAAATAGGATTCAACTGGAAACAATGAAAGGCGGTTCCTTCCAGATTTTCCGACGCTGGCACAAGTAGGTTCTTAACACCCCGTGCTAGAAAGTCATAATCGGTTGAAATAACAGCATCAATTTCTCCCCGATTCTCCAAGTAGGCTAGCAGAGAATCCGCCTCTCCTTGTGAATGAACAAAGGGTGTCCCCGTTGCATATAGCAGTTGCTTTATCTCATTGCGATCATCTGCTCGTATCTGCGGAACAGACCGACGCGAAACCTGAATACGTTGATTAAGAATTTTCCTTTGCTCGGTTGATAGTTCCGGTCCCTCCAGTGCCGTCTCAAGAGCATTACAGAACTTATCTGTATCTTCCCGCAGTTTCCGCCGCTGCGCCATAATTTCCGATTTTTCAGGTGGAGGAGAACCATCAAATACCACTACAAGTTGTATTTGCTGAGCCCGACAAGCAGCCAAGAAATGTGATAAGTTCCAGAGCAATGGGATTCCAAGTGAACGACTTCGATAAAGAAGACATAGAATATCAACTCCTATCTTCTTACCGGCCCAGTCTGCCAGACTCTGTTTTTTGATTGTGTTTGATGCTGTCCAAAAGAGAAATGAATAAAGACCCCGGATTCCCATCGGTAATTGTTTGTGTGCTAGTATTTGCTAAAAGAAATACGTTTCAAATTTATACAACAACAAGTAATATCTGAGAAATATCAAGAAAAACAGACTCTAGCAGAAGCGGTGTTCTATATGAGGCTGAACCTGCTAGAGGTCCAATTGTTCGCAAGCATTTAAGATACACATCTTCTTGAATACGTTTACTCAAATAGAATTCCGTTAATACTCTGAAGAGTAGTTCTATACACTCCAATGTGCTCAAATTAAGACCAAGCAGAGAATAAACACATTCCCGTGTCCACATAACAATTTCAATATCAGGAGGAGACTTTTCTGCTAGAATCGTCTCTATGATACTCCGCATATAGGGAAGCATTGGTGGTTCTAGGCTTCGGGGTGTCTTGGGACATTGGACTTTTACAAATAAGTCTTCTAAGAATGAAATGGCAGGATTCATTTCACGAGCAGATAACCAGATACAAGTTGTCGGATTAGCACCCATACAGAATTGCTCTAGAGTAGAACGAATTCGCACAGCTGTAGAAAGAGACATAGCATGAGCACGTCTAATAACAAGTAAGCGCTGTTTTCCCTGAAAATTTTGTACTACATCCGCATGCTGTGTTAGCCGAAGCAAAAGTTCAGGTAGAATCTGTTTTTCTTGCATAGAAAAATCGGATACATCAATTTCAATATGAGTCGGCGCAATAATAATCCGAGCCTTATAATCATCATGCATCTGAAGTTCTTTGACTTCAAAGGAAAAGCCTGTTATATCTGCTGCGGGAGAATCAGATGCAGCCGCGCGCCGAATTTTTTCCAATTTTCCAGTTCCGCCAATTCCCAGCCATAAAATAGGCAAATTCGTCTTTCGTAGATTAATTCCCTCTTTTGATGTCGGCATTATGCTCTATATTTAAATACACTACGGGATTAATCTCTAAATATGGAGTGTGCCGTTCCATGGCAACGATTTGAGCCTTCCAAATGTGTACTCGGTTTAAGACAACAGAATAAAAGATATCCTTCAGCCGAATACATGGCTGTAACATATAAAGATAGTATGATTGACATGCCCGCATTTCAAATTATTTCACCATGGCTCAGTAGACCAGTTGAATTTACAATTGGAGATATAGCCGAAATAAGTTGGTCTGCGACAGATCATCCCTTCTTCCAAAAAATAAAGATACTCCACGAGCAAATTCGTAATAATTTGTTAAATAATCATCGTGTTAAGGTAAATACACCCAATTATACTCTTACGATATATCTTGAAAAGGGCCGTACAATGGTAAAATCCGCCGTAACAAATGAAATAATATCAATTGAAGAAGCAACTAAAAATCCTATGCAGCAATACAAACTCTGTATTCGTCTTGCTGGAATTCATCTACAGCACGGTTGTGCTAATTATCGTTTTAAGTGTGTCGGTGTACTTCTGAAATAATTTACTGCGTTAATGTTCGCTTAGCATCAGCAATACTGGAACTTGCTGCTGCAAAACTAAATAATGCTAGAGGAAGATTGACTACAGTTGTTAAGAATAAGCAAATTAATATAACTGAATCAGGATTCGTTGAAAGAACATATACAAGTCCAAAAAATACAAATAGACCCATTGTAATTGAAGCAGCGCCAATTGACAATAAAGGACCGGTTATATTAGCATCCGCCAACTGGGGCAAATATACTAGCATTGCCGAGATATAAGCAATAAATAAGATTCCAGAAAGTAATACGGATATTACAACTTGGCTTCCGTCCATCCTAATCTAGAAAATTTTTTCTTTTGACTTAAGCTTCTATTTGAAATTTAACATTGAATATCAAATATGAGACAAAAAGGATTGAAATTACGTAAATTCCCATAAGATTCAGACTATATAGATTACGTCCAGCTTCTATGGAAATCGCAAAAATACTTATACCAATTATAAACATTAGATAAATAGGAAATAATAAATCCCAAAAACCATAAATTTCGTTAGAAGGCATCCCTGAAACCGCTTAAGATAAAAAAAACCAACCAGAACAGATGAAGAGTATTACAAATCAAGAAACGCTCATTTGTAATCCAGGGACAGTAAAAGATACACGTGACACATGTCTTCCGAAAGCAATGATTCATCGGCTTGTTAAAGAATGGAATTCACGGCATCCAGAGAAAAAGGTAGAATCTACAGAATCAAAAAGGGAAATGTGGGTTAATCTACGGCGAAACATGCAGGAATGTGAAACTGAATACTGTGCCATGAAAAAATTAGTTCCAGTGGCTTCCGAGCAGAAAGAATATACAAAATTCTTTAGACCGGAGAAGCCAAAAGAATGGCAGAGTGACCCTGATATGTGGTTAGCAACAGATGACATTGAAGATGTTATGGAACAATATGAGGATGCAATTCCTTCCTTCGAATTTATTGGCCCTGTACCACTTGATTTTGCGAAGAAGTCACCTGTTCCATCATGGGGTACCTGTATTATTGATGAAATGTGTAAATTAGACATTCAAAAAATGAAGAAGGGAGGCACTGAGCATATTGGAATCTGTTTTAATTTTGACCCTCATGATATGCCCGGAAGTCACTGGGTTGCTGCTATGTTGGATTTAAAAGAGCATGTGGCCTATTATTATGATAGTTACGGAAAACCGCCTCCCACTGAGATTAATGAATTTTTCACTAAAATGAAAGAACAAGGTATAAAACGTATAGTATACAATGATATTCGTCACCAAAAAAAACAAAGTGAATGTGGAATGTACAGTATTTTTTTCCTAGTCAGCATGCTACTGGGTAAGAAGTTCAGTGAAATCTGTTTAGATGAATTAAGTGACGACCGTATGCTTCTTCTACGAAAAATCTTTTTTAGCACGGAAAATGTTTCAAAAACCGATTTACAGAAAGCGTTTAAATATCTCGTTTAGACCCATGAAAGAAATCCTCATGAAAAGTAATGATGAACCGAATGCAAGCAGGACAATCAATTCAGCAGCCAGCGGACTTCTTAACTCAGCAGAATTATAACGCACTGCTTAATTATACACGCAAGGCCATCACAGACAAAGAAGGCATAAATGAACTACCGGAGAAAACAGAGCGACGTCTTGTTAGTGTTCTGAATCATTACATGAAAGAGGTCGGAAAAACGAACCCCGGTAGAAAGATTCAGGAATTAAATCGCGAAGTACTACGCGAAACCCTGACAAGCATTGATTCATGGCTTCGTCGGGGAGGTGAATCTACTAGCACGAATGCTGATACGTTTCGCAGAGATGATCCTAATGATCGTCTTTACAGCAATGTTGGACAGCAACTGGCGTCCGTTCAAAAGGAACGCGGATTAATGATGAATGCTACACCCGTAATCAAACCTGATTTTAGAGATAAGGTGGAAGAAGATGATATTGACCCATTAGCCCTCTTTGAGAAGGCGCGGCAACAGCGCGAAAAGGAAGGAATGCCCTCATCCTCTTCTACACAGCAGACAAATGTAACAGTCAAGAAACCCGAACTTATCCTGCGCGATGATTCTCCTGAGTATAAGATTCCGCAAACTTTGCCGCAAGATATAATTATTCGTCAGCAGGACATTGTCAAATACAAGGAAATTGAATATAATATTTTCCTGAACAGCAGCGATCGTAATTGGCTCTTGAATAAGAGTGAAAATCGCTATGATTTCAGCGTAAATTTCAATGTGGCCAATAATTCAACCGATTTCCCCTCATCGCCTTCCCTGCAGGAACGCTTTAGAAACATTACACGGATTGAATTCGTTAAGGTTATCGTTAGTTTGGAGGGCCTTGTACCTATAATACGGCGCACTGCTGGACCTGTTGTAAATACAGACGCAATTGTAAGTGTTCTTTCCTATCCTTATGTTGCCTTGCGCATAGCAGAGTTGAATGCGAATGGATTCGGTACAAATCCAACTCTGGATAACACATTTGCTGTAACACACCAAGATACAGCATGGACATCAGATACAACGCAAAAGAATCGCGGATTTGCTTCTCTAGCACCCAAGTATCTCAAATGCCAGAAAATTTACGCACCCACACCCCTTGGCTCCCTGCAGAAGTTATCTATTCGTCTGGAACGTCCGGATGGACTTCTGTTGAGTGATGCGCTTGATGTTCAGTATATTACAAATATCAATTTTGGAAACTATTTGAAAACCGCAAATAGTGGCGCTGATTTAACAACACTATATCAAAATGGATTAACACTAAATGAATATATCTTTATCAACACGAGCGCTTGGTTTTCCCGTTTTATGGTTTCAGATACTGACCGAATTGTAATTAAGGGTTTTACAGTTGCGACAACTGGGTCTGGATCACCTGACACAAACTCTTTAACTGATTTTACTAACTGGATAAATCGTGCCGAAGGACATTATGTAGTAGGAATTGGATATGCCAGTTCAGGAACCGATATTACTGATGGTCAAAATTCCGTTGGATATGCGAACTATGTAATTATCCGTAATCGCTTTAATGACCCTACTGTGGGCGGTGCTACAACAAGGCAATATTTTGGCGGAACTATAACCACTGATAATAGTTTGGGCACTCGTCTTGGCACGCAGGCAAGTCAAGCAACAACATCCGCATTTATTAATATGAATCATCAAGTCCATGTTGCTCTCCGTGTTGTCTGCCGCGAAATGGATGGGGCCAGTAATCTCCGTCCGGATAATACTTAATTAATTTATTTCACTAAAATAACTCTAAATAATTTCTTTATAGGAAATTACTTGGGCTGAATATAGAGAGACTATGAAGTTTGAACATATTTTAATGCTCCTGGGAGCCCTGACCCTGGTCTTATTTCTATCAGCGTATATGAAACAGACTACAGTGGAGAACTTTGACGGGGAACTTATTGATCATCTCCAAGAATTAGATAAAAGATATACTAACAAAAAGGCCCGGCGGTATAACCAGGTCAGTGACGGCATGAATGATTTTCTACAAGGATACTTGAACAACGAGGGCAATAATGAAGATCAAGCATCTGACCTTATCCAAGGAACAATGAATGGTCCTGCGATTGTCGGTTCAACACGCACAGCGAGCGGTAATCTAGTATTGGGCAATCGTTCATCTGCAACGCATGCTCCTAAGTCAGAAATCCACGAAAAAATCAAGTTCTGCGAAGCCCTTAAGGGTGACGGGCAGGATGTCTGCGAAGCTTTGGCTAGACCCGAATACAGTGAATGCGGTGTCTGCTTGAAACAGGCAATTGATAGTAAATCACGCCCCCATGTTGGAGGTTTGTTTTTTGCTCAGTATGACCGCTTGAGTCAAGATCAACTCCAAAAGGATGTTGATCCAATGTTTAGAAAGTTGAGACCTACTGTGGGTAAATGCACTGAAATTCGCAATTTCGTAACAACTAGGGAAAGATGTATCCGACGCAGAGAACAACTTATGTGCGAGGCTCGTAATGCGCTCCCTCGTCTAAATCCAGATAATTCTAACAATTGCTCCCAGTGTGTTGAGCAAGGGCTTACATTCTTATATCGCGGTGCCAAGGATAAGGAATTCACAGCAGTTCTTCACGTGATAGCAGAAGGTGAAATAAGTTTGGGTCACAGAGGTATACAACAAAACGCACCACCCGGAGGTTCAGGTCTACGCTATGCCAGATTTGTAATTGAAAGAACTAAGGAAAATGAAGTCGTAAATTTCTCTAACTCTGGAAACACAAGCCGAATCTTAGCAGCACAATGGTCTAACTTGGGTGAAACACGTGTCTTGCCTTTCTATGAATCAATAGTTGATAAGAGCAAAGTACAAATTAATGGAACAACAAATGGTGTTAAAGTCACACAGTCAATCCCTGCCAGTGAACGTCAACGTTTCAGAACTGGAACACTAACTGTTATGCCTGTCAAACTATATGAAGGTGGTGGAAGATGGACGACTGTTGGATATGAAGGTAATACAATAAAATTATCTGCTGGAGCCCGTATCCGTTTTGGTTCAGATAGTAGATGGGTTGAAAAAATACTTAACTCTTCAGATGCTTTCCAAGCCACAAATAATTATTTCGGAAATGACCCTGCGTATGGAACCTACAAGCGCGTAGAGCGCTTCATGACAGATGATAATTTTTCTCTACAACTTTATGTTCCCGGATTCTTGGGTGAACCCGATTATGATGAAGAAACGGCCTCTTGCCCCACTGGTGGTCTACTCGGAACTGACTTATCTATGCGTCTGAATAAATCAAATCCCTGCTATACTGAAAATGCCAATTCGCCTCTTTCACAAGTCTGTGTATCTAATTTATTCTTGGCTGCGGGCGGTAATGTGTTTGGGCAAGGATACCCTGTCAATCAAGTGAAAACAGACGCAATTCTGAAACAGATTTCCAACTCAAATAATATTGATCAAGTAATGAATTTTTTCTTAAACAAAATGACATTACTAAATACTGGACAAGATTCAAACGGCAATGATCTACCAATTGACGTAGTAAATGCAGCAAGTTTATATATGCTTGGAATTGAAGTTCGCAGCCCCTGCGATATTAATGGTGTTGCGGGTCCTTTAACTAATGCGTGCCTCCAGTATCTCTATGATAACAAGGGTGTTGGAAAGAGAGAAGGAGCAACCTATCAAGAATCATTCGGTTCATTTACCTCCTATTGTACACGCAAGGGCATGGCATCACCTATAAAAGCCGATGGTTCTGTTAATACTCAAGCAACCCTTAATGCTAAAAATCAGGGTGGTATCCGTGCTGTACAGTCCTATTTTAGTAATATGCACAAACTAGCAAATACAGCAGCCAATGCGGCAAATGCTGGAATTGTTATGGATGCTCTTGGAGCCTGCTACGGAATTGTTGTTCCTCAACAAGCAGCCGGAAAAACTGCGTGCGACCTTAAACTCATTGGTGAATATGATATATCCAAGAAACCCGTTAATAACACGCAGATGCTCCGTATGTCAATTGAAAATAACACAGAATTTGGTCCAATGACTGATGTAGATTTGATTCTACAAAGAAATTCAGGTAGTTTTACATTCAACAAGAACACAATTAATGTAGTACAATACGGCGGAAATCCGGGTGCGACACTAACAGTTCAATGTCGCAAAGCCCGCGCCATCAATTTCTGGATTCGCTGCGATAGGGCACAACCTGGTGGCAATGTGTATTTGATGGATCTTCGTGGAGACCCCAATTCACCTGATTCATATTTGTGGAGGCCGAATGATGGTGCTTTCTGGCCCAAGCAAAGTATGTATATTAATGGTGCTAAAGTAACTCAAATTCCTTGGAATACTCTTCTAAATAATCGTTGGCATATGGTTTCTATTATCTTTGAAAAACCATTTAATGGACCTATGTCTTTGTTTAGTCGTTATACAGGTGGCGAAGGTCTAGCATGTGAAGTTGGACCAATCCAACTCTTCGGAGACATTGCGGACCCTGCTGATCCTAAGAAGATGGTAACATTAACTGAATTTGATATAACATCTTTTTACAATACACGACCTGAGTGGGCTAATATCCCAACAGTTGATGGTTATGAATATAGGGGATGCTGGGGCGACAGCTGGTGGAGAGCCTTACCCTTTTTCCAAGGTGGTGTTGGAAATAGGGAACAGTGCGCTGCTCGTGCCAAATCAGTTGGACATAATACATTCGCTGTTCAGTACTATGGTGAATGCTGGACTGGAAACTACCCCACACACAATTATGAAATGTATGGAATGAGAGGTGACTGCCCTCCAATGGGTGGCGGCTGGTCTCAACAAGTATATAACAATCCAGATATCAAACCTACAATGAATAATTCAAGAGCCCAAGCACAACACAGTGGACGTTGTTTGGATATCTATGGATTCCAGCAAAATAATGGAACACGTGTAATTCAATATGATTGCCACGGTGGAGCCAATCAACGGTTTGATTATGATAATGACAGAAAAACAATCCGAGTCAAACATTCAGGCAAATGCTTAACTGTTGGAAGCGCCGATGCTTTCCAGAAAGTTGTACAACAAGACTGTACTGGTGCATGGAATCAACGTTGGGATTTAGAAGAAGATGGACATATAACATTGAGTGGAACTGGTATGTCAATGGATGTGTATGGAGGATGGACGCACAACATTGTTGACATAATCCTCTACCCGAGACACGGTGGCGGAAACCAGAAGTTCAACAAGATTCGTTAAGCCCTAACAGGAATAAAATATCTAATTTTTGAGCAATTAATGCTAGAAAATTGGCTATCCTCTAATAGAGAGTATGTCTACGGAATATACTAAAGTTCTTTTAGTAATTTTTGTTCTACTGGTTCTATCAGCAGGTCTCTGGATACTCCAAAGTTATGCGGCTGAAGAAAATCAGGAAACTGAAGAAACTTTTATCACAGATCAGACTTTTGCTTCACAAAAACGATTTATAGACGATAATATTGCGAAAGCAAAAATCGGCGATGGAGCGGTTGATGTGTTTTATCCGCCAATGCCTGATGATCTGAAAAGAGCCACTGAAGATATTGACTTGTTTGCGCAAAGACAGCGTCCTCCAACAGAAAAATGGTACTCAAATGTATATTCTGCTGATATCTTAAAAAAAGAGAAGAGATGTGCAGCAATAGAGAGGCCCGAAGATCTTCCCGATGATGCTACAAAGCAAAGAATGGATTGTGCTTGGATGTTTAATCCCGAGGGAAGAAGTGGTGCAACACTCTGTAGTATAGCAGGTCCTATTTTTTCATTTTCGCGAAAGCAATATCCTACAACTCAATATAAGTTCTTATGGAGTAAAGCTGAAGCGATTAAGAGGGAACGTATTAAGCAGTGTGCTTTGACTAAAAATTGTAGTTTGCTTATCCCTGGAACCGGATGTGGATTCTGTCCTGAACTTGGATATGCCGTCCCTGTAAATAGCGATGGTTCATCCACATATGGTGAAGCAAAATGCCCGTATAATCCTGTAACCGATACGGCTTGGTGTTCTAGACCACGCGCAGAAGGCGGCGCAGGTATCAGCGGTGCTGAAAATACGTCAATCTGTAATCCTGATTCACAAGGTCGTCTCAGCAAGTCCTGCTTATCTGCTCTAGCACGCCAAGCCAGTTGTACTGATTCTGGAACATTGCTACAAGCATTGAGTGACTCATCCAATCCTGAATTGTCATCTAAACAAGTGCGTGATGTTGCTGGAGTAATGCGTTCTTACAGTTTCAGTATACCAGATAGTCTTTTACAGGATGGTAATATAGTTGTTGATAGTGCTTTGAGTACCTATGTTAATATCTCTAGGGCGTCACAAAATAATCCAATTGGACGCGTTCGCAGAGCTGCTGGAAATCTATGTACAGGAACACCCTTCCAACAATGCGATTATGATGATAGTAGTAAAGAAAATTTTTCTCTTAAATGCCTTCAAGATTTATATCAACAGGCTGGTTGCCAAGGTAAGGGAAGTGATTTCCCTACTGCTACAAATTTACCCGGATTCTTTGGCAGAACATGGGGCAATATAAAGGCAGGTGTGAACGAAATATCCAACAGAATGACAAATACTCAAGGCAGATTTACTCCCGAACAACAAAAAGAGGCAATCTTAAAATGTATCGGAACACGCTTGCGTAAGAAGCCGATTGGATACTGTAATGAATTGGGTATTTCAATTAAAATATATTTTGGAGTTCACGATAAGGCGCATTATTATGGCAGAAGAATATTAACAAATCAGTTCTTCATGCTCCGTAATGATAGTACATTATGGGATTCTCTTGATTTCTTTGAATCATCATGGAGAAATAATGATGTATTATTGGTTATAGAAACAAATATAAATCCTGAATCGAATGCTGTATTAAACTTCAATCGTGTTGGAAATGCGCCGGATGTAATTAAATGGAATGATGTATCTAAGGTAAGCAAGTCCAGTAATGGATTAGCACAAGATCCTGTTCATGGATTAACTGTAACAAAGAATCGTCAAGGAGAACAGCGTCTAAAGATAGATTTGGTAGTTCCGGGTTCACAGCAAGTAAATAGATCTACAATTTGGTATATGACTGATGAAAATAATACAGCACCGCCTATTACAATTTGCCGTCTTCCTATGGAACGCAAAAATCCCATTATGAATATTACAATGAATGGAGGACCAGTTTCTGAAATTACAAATTCATTTAGCATATCATCTCAGAATATTCAAGAAGGAAATAGAGGTGGACGTTCCTGCACAATCTTCAATGGTGTTAATTCATTGGTTAAAATTAATAATAAATTGCGAAATAAGGCATTCAAGTCCTATACAATGAAATTCTACTCAGAATCTCTCGGCAACTGCACGAGATTATTCCAGTTCTATAATGGTGGCTGGAAACCTAGATGGCAGTGGTATAGATGGGGTTGGTGGTGGGGCGGATGGTACTACACATGGACTTATGACACTGAAGACTACGGAATTGCAGATGTAGCCTTAGATGTTGAATTTGGATATCAAAATACGCAGATTTCGGGTCAATTTAAGACACCTTGGTGGGGACAAATGGTTGGAACCATTGATAATGGTGTAAAATTAAATACATGGCAGCATTTGACTTTTATCTGGAACGATGATTACTCCGGATATTCACTCTATCTTGATGGTGAAAAACGAGCAGCTGCTAGTGGAAAGATAATACCTGAACAATTTACGCATGAGAATTTTATAGGAAAGGGATACTTTGATGGATGGACCGGTATGTTTAAGGGTGGTGTTGAATGGTTCCGTGCTTTTGACTATCCTCTAGGACCGGATGAAATCCAGCAAGATATGGATGATGATTGGTGAACATCCCATCTCGTAGAGATGTGGGTAAACTCTGCGACATGTAAATAAGAAGTAAAGATAAGTATTAATATAGGGTGATGGCATCAATCTATACTAAACCTTTAATGACTCTAGTAATATTACTAGTCTTAATAACTGGACTTTTATATCTTCAAATAAACCTGCAGGAAAACTTTATTTCAGATCAAACATTTAGTTCGCAAAAAAACTTTATTAATAATAATATTGCAAAAGCAAAAATTGGTGATGCGGCTATAGATATATCACATCCGCCAGCACCTGAGTCTGTAAAAAAGGCAATTGAAGATATTGATTTATTTGCAAAAAGAGAACGTCCAGCAACTGAAAAATGGTATACAAATGTTTTCGGCTCAGAAATTTATAAGAAAGAACAAGAATGTAGAAAAATAGAATTGCCTGAAAATTTACCAAGTGATGCCGTAAAACAACGTATAGATTGTACTTGGATGTTTAATCCAACAGGAAGAAGCGGTTCTACACTCTGTAGTATAGCGGGTCCTATTTTTCCGGCTTCCCGCAGAAAGTATCCTACAAATCAATATACGCTAACATGGAGCAAAGAAGAAGCAATTAAAAAGGAACGCATAAAGGAATGTGCTCTAACAAAAAAATGCGACTTACTTATTCCTGGAAAAGGATGTGGTTTCTGCCCTGAAATGGGAAGAGCTATTCCTGTAGATGCTGCAGGTAATTCAGCATATGGTGAAGCGCGATGCCCCGGTCCTCCTGTAACAGAACCATCGCTATGTAGACGACCCCGTTCAGAAGGTGGAGGTGGTTATGATAGTTTAACCTGCGACCCTGATTCTGAAGGGCGTCTAAGTAAAGCATGTCTTTCTGCTCTAGCAGAACAAGCCAGTTGTTCGGATGGAGGAACGTTGCTACAAGCATTAAAAGATTCATCTAATCCGGAGATTAGTAGTAAGCAAGTCCGTGAAGTAGCAGATGTAATGCGATCTTATAGTTTTTCTATACCAGATAGTCTGTTAAAAGATGGAAAAATTGTAGTGGATACTGCTTTGAATACTTATATAAATATTTCTAAGGCATCACAGACTGCAGCCTCGGCACGGGTTCGTAGAGCAGCAGGAAATCTCTGCTCGGGTACACCTTTTCACCCATGCGAATATGAAGATGATAGTAAAGAAAATTTTAATTTAAGATGTCTACAGGATTTATATCAACAGGTGGGCTGCCAAGGACGTGGAACTGATTTTCCTAATTCAACAAATTTAAGTTCATTCTTTGGTAAAACATGGGGAAATGTTAAAAAGGCGGTAAATGAACTCTCCGATAAAATGGTAAATCAAAATGGCAGATATAGTGCAGAAGAACAAAAGGATGCAGTTCGTCGTTGTATAGGAACTCGTCTGCGCAAACGTGCTATTGGATATTGTAATGAATTTGGTATTGTGATTTATATGTATTATGGAGGAAAAAATGGTACTTTCTTTGGCCGCAAAATTCTTACAAATCAATTCTTCAGTTTAAAGAGTGATAGCACATTTTGGGATTCTCTTGATATTTTTAATTCTCAATTTACAGGTGGACAAAATATCTATTTAGTTATTAAAACAAATATTAATCCCGAAACAAATTCAACATTAAGTTATACACGTACTGGTAATTTTAATGATGTGATTAGATGGAATGATAGACCAATGGTTAGCAAAAATGGAACCGGTATATCACAAGATCCAGTAAATGGCCTATCTGTTACAGTCAATCAACAGAGAAATCAACGTCTAGAAATTGAGATGTCCGTATTGCATTCCCAGCATACTCAACGCTTTGGCATGTGGTATATGGCAGATTCAGCCGGTAATCCTCCGCCTATTGGCATCTGTCGTCTGCCTATTGAACGCAAGAATCCCATGATGAATATTGTGATGAATGCTGGAAATGTGGAAGAGGTAACAGGAAATGTGGGTATATCACAACAGGGGTGCCGTGAAGGAAATTTAGGTGGAGAATCCTGCACAATCTTTGATGGCGGAAGTACATTTATTCGGATTGGCAATGGATTGCGTAATCGTGCTTTCCGTTCCTATACCATGAAGGTATGGTGCGATAATTTGGAAAATCGTGATTCTTTCTTCTCATTCTACAACGGTAAATGGGAGCAACGTAATGAAATCAAGTTTTGGATTGTTATTCCTCTTGGCTTATGGATATGGATTCCGATTCCAATCTATCATCTAGTCTGGCGATATGATGGAGATAACTGGTGGAAGAGCGGAAATCGTATTGGAATGAGCACAGGATCATATAATGATTCAATAAAAGCAAGTGTAAAACCTAATCAAGATCAAGGTGAAACAATTAGTGCTGAGCAGTCGGGAATTATAAAACCAAAAACATGGCAGCACTTCACATGGATTTGGAATGGAGATTATACGCAAATTGATATTTATGTAGATGGTGTTAAAAGAGCATCGGGAACTGGGTCTGCTATGCCTGAAGCAATTACAGGAGAAAACTTTATTGGACGCGCCGCACTGGATGGTAGCCATCGTCTTCATAAGGGAGGCATGCAGTGGTTCCGTGGATTTGATTATGCTTTATCACCAGATGAAATCCAGCAGGATATGGATGATGATTGGTAAACTCTGCTAAAGCAGAGTGTTCACCCCTGTTCTTTGAACAGTGGGTAAGCTTAACTCAGCAAATAACACATTTGTAGCAATCTAATTGCTAGAAATTTGTATTTTATATTAGTTCATTAAACTGTTAGTTTGGGACCAGCACCTTCATTTAGTCTTCCAGCATTAGTTGCCAATGAAGGAAATGAATTGTTTCTTAGTTCGGGCTGTGCTTCTTCCACCGCAGCAGGAGCCTCTTCTACCGCAACAGGAGCCTCTTCCACCGCAGCAGGAGCCTCTTCTACTACAACAGGAGCCTCTTCTGCCGCAGGAGCAGGCTCATCATCCTTTACTCGGTATTGCGACTGAGCTTCCTTAATATCTTCCTTATAATCCGGATGATACAAGAATAGAGGGCCGCCACTAGCAATCATAAAACAACTCTTAGAACCATGCTCCAGTGCATTCAAAGTACAATCAATCGCCGATGATTTCATTACTTCAAATATCTGTTCACTTAACCGGCGTTTAGTCATCATTAGCGTATAAATAATCTGGTCCGTAGTTAATCCTTTGTCACGTGTAGCAATTGTCTCATCCACCTTTCTATCCTTCTTCTGCTGCTCAGAAAACTTCATTAAATATGTGAACACTTCAACAGTTCGTTCAGCCATTGGCAAATCCTTATGAGAACAAATACGAATTGCACGACCTTGAACCTGCTCCAATCGCACATAGTTCCAGAAAGGCTCCATAATATGAACCTGACGAACATTCTTCAGTGAAATACCTTCAGCACCAGACTGCGTAATCATAAACATCCGGCAAATCTTTCCAGCAAAATTATTGGGATAGCCACCTGCTAGAATTCGGAGTTGTTTCTTGAGTGAAGCAGGAAGTTTCTTAATATCCCAATTAAATATATCACGGAGGATTTCACGTTTCTCAGCAGAATCATCGCCTGTATATAAAATATACCGCTCTTTGCCCTTGTTTTCCGGTGCCTTAAGTGATTCTGCTAGTACCCAGCCTTCTTCACTCTTGACAATATCTAGACGCACATATCCGGGGTCAGTCTGATAATCACACGCAGTAGCAAAAACACCTAATCCTTCAAGTGTCTTGAACTGAGAATAAATTAGAACCGGTCCCTTACTTTGACGTATCCTTTCAAGAATAGCAACATATTTGGGTGAGAAATCACGTAGTTTTTCAAGTGGAAAGACATCTGCTGCTCTAGCACGAAGTTGGTTAAGACTTTCTTTGAGTTGTTCACCATATTCAAGAGCAACTTGGCGAACTTCACCTTCAACTTCCGCCTCTGCTGCGGCTGCAACAGCCTGTTCTTCCTTTTGGTCGTCATCTTCTTCTAAGAAACTTTCTAATTTCACAGCCGCACGTGTTGTCTGACTAATTTCCAATTGTTGGGCCGCTCTTAGTTCCTTTGCCTCATTATCTCCATCACCTTCAACTTCACCCTCCTCCTTTACACCCAACAAAGCAGCCGCTTTCTTACTATCTGCCGGTCTAGGACGAACAATTCCATCGGGGAAGACAAAATTGCAGGAAGCACGACTGAAAATCTTAAATGCACTACTAACTGTTTTTACTGCTTGAGCATATAAATCCGCCTCAAAAAGTGTTAATCCCGCAATTGCTCTAGCACCCGGCGCTGCAGCCACCGGTTTTGTTTCAGAATCAATTTCATCTTTACGTTCTGCTAGATACTTTGACAGTTGCCAATCGGACATATCTAGCAAAACAACTTCATCCTTTGTCACTGTAGCAACAAGTTCCTTCTTTGACCCTTTGTAATACGAGATTAATCCCGTAAGACGAGCACGAAGAGATATATTATTTCTGATAATCAATTTCTCCTTATCAACGAATGATTCAACAAACTCCTTTTCTGTATCCGGTAATTGAGGAAGAGAACTATAAATCGGAGGCCCCAAAATGTTGCCCATTCCGCCCAATGAAGGTAGAACATCACGTTCAAACCACATGGGTAAATTACGTTCACGCATATCCGGTTCTTCTTCATCAAGACGCATAAATCCCTTGAATTCTCCATTTTCCGCAACTACTTTACGCATTCCCGAAGGAACAGCTGTAAGTGTTAATTGCCGGAAAGCAACACCATCCGCTGACTTTGAATTTGTAAAGGAATAAAAATCAATAGAAGGATTCATCATGAGTGTCTGTTCAAGTCTTTCTTCATTGACTGCGGGATTCAATGGCACCTTCGCAACACGACGATCTCCAGCAAGAATATTAGATAAAATTGCTATTTCATGCGGTTTATTGATAATAGGTGTGCCGGATAATGCGATAATTTTACAGCCTACCGCGTCGCACAGTAAACGATAGACACCATACGCGATTCTGTACTTGCGCGGCATGGCGCAAATCTTGGCATTCTCTTGATAATTGGCTCTCCAAGCAACATCATTCTTTTTATTTTCACGCGGTTCAGTTTTATAGATTGTATCAAGGTCGGAACCTACAATTGTTCTTATTAAATTGTGAACTTCATCAATTACAATTACAGAATTATCAAAGAGATTACCGGGATTAGGATTCGTAGCCGACCCACAAATCCATTCACGAACTTTTGCTTCACGCAGACCATTGTAATGAATAAATTCAAAACGATCGTCCATATGCGCTTTAATCTGCTCTTCAATTTCCTGCTTCTGAGCGGGTTCAAGTGTATCAAAGTTTACAGCTCTGCTCGGGTCCGCCACCCAGAATTTATTCTGTTTACGCTTACCCCATTTCTTTTGTAGATATGCTGGTGAAAGACCATATGTTGTAGTAAGAAATACAAATTGAGATGAAGAATCATCCAGACCATTTCCCGCATTGTTCTCGGGTACAGCGACTTGTTCCCAGTGATTATCCTTCTTAAAAGCATAATAGCCACAGAGAGACAATTCCTTGTGGTAGTTGCCTGAAAGAGTAGCAGGCGTCATAACAAAAATTTTCTTAGACCCGCCATATCGCAGGCCTTCCATTGTGGCAATACTTGTGCATGTCTTACCAGAACCGAGTCCGTGATAGACTAAAATACCACGATAAGGAGAGCCCCGCTGCATATAATCACGAACAAATTCTTGATACGCGAAATTTGTAATTGTAGAAGATGAAACCTTGCTCATTTGTTCACAGGCATTTCCAACTGGATCTTCGCGCGGTTTGGATAAAATATATGTTCTGTATGCCTCAATAATAAAACGATGAATTCCACGACGATTTATCGGCATGAAAATATTATCTTTAGGATGAACTTTGATTGGATCAGTAGATAATTTACTTTCTATGGCAGTTGCTGTCTCCTTAAATTTTTGACTTTCGGATGCAGGTAGTTCTTCGGGCTTGAATCCAAGATTAGCAGCTTCTGCTTCTTCAACAGGCTCGGCTTTTCCAGCAAAGAAATTGAATCCCTCATCTGCAGCATCCGCTGAAACAGGTTTAGATACCTTAATAGAAGGAGCTGCGGCTTCAGGTTCAGCACTAGGCTCAGCACTAGGTTTAGGTTCAGCCGCTTCACCAAAGAATCTATCTAGTAAGCCTGCTTGCTTCTCGGCAACAGGTTCCGCACCAGCCCCAGCAGGAAGAATTATTTCAACTGTTTTAATTGAACGTCCTCCTTTTACCGGTGCTTGTGATGATTTTTTAATATCTCTTGCTACTTTCTGTGCCTCTAATAATGCCTTATCTGCAACCATTGTAGGCGGATTTGCTGGAACCGGAAGAAAAGAAGAAAATTTTACTGGAACTTTTGATAAACTAAGTCCCTTTTGTGCTATAGAAGGTGGTTTTCCTTCGCCCTTCTTAGGCGGACCTGTTTTAACAGGAACAGGAACAGGAATAGAAGCAGATTCAGGTAAGGCTTGTGGTCCTTCAGAAGCCATTCTAAATATTCAACCTATTTTAAGTCTAGGAATCAAACAGAACACCAACAGAAACTAAAGCCAACCGACTTGCTTCCTGCTCAGCCTCCAACTTTTTCCGACTGATAGCAGACGCTAGAAGTGTGCGATTTGGCAAGTACACACCGATAGTATATATCCGATCATGCTGTGGTCCTTCAACATGAATTTCCTCATAAATTGGCGGTGTATGATACTGAGATTGAAAATACTTCAGAAGTTGATCTTTGTAATTGTGATTTTCCGAAATAACCTTCGCAAAATTTACATACTGATGAAGAATACTAATAATCCAATTATAGCAGACTTCAAATGCTGCTCCTTTTCCAGCAACAATCTCTGTATTTCGATATAATGCGCCTATCCATGCCTCCACCATAGATCCTAACAACCGAAGGTTTTCCCGTCCTTTACAGATTGAATCTACATGACGGCTCATAACTAGCCATTCAGACATACCCATTTTCTGTGCTAGAATACCAAGATGATCATTATTTACCAAATTTCCACGCAATGTTGTCAAAAATCCTTCACCTTCACCATCATAGCGATCTTGCGAATAAATTGCAACAACACAATTCAATACAGAATCACCAACAAATTCCAATTCCTCATTGTGAGCCTTCTGTAAAGGAAGACAATCAGAAGGTCTCTCTGAAAGTTGAATAATTTCACCATTTGGACCAGGTGTTCCAGCCGGTTTCTCTACATATGATTTATGTACACAAGCCTGCCGGAAAAGGTCAAAATCAAGATTACTCGGAAGATTTACGCCCTGTCTTTGTAAAAAATGTAAAATTTCAGAATTGGGAATGACTTTATTATTTGGATTCCACGGTGTTATAACTTTTACAACGGCTTTTGTATTAGAGGATGCCATTATATAATATATAGCGTTTTTGGTTTAAGTTGTTTTACTTGCTTACAGGACTAGAAGCAAGCTTAGGCTGCTCATCGTCTCCTTCCATAGAAGTCGTTTCCTGTGTTCCTATCCAATCATTCTGGTCTAAAGTCGGAGCAAACATTCTTTCAAGACCAGGTGTCCACTTGGCAAAATTATCATAGCGATAGAAACGGTCACCCTCATAATCTAGTACTCCTGTCTTATCAAAATAGGGGTCTTGTTTACCACTAACCTCCATCCGAGGTTGAATCTTTGGATTGCCGGTAGCCATTCCATTTTCAACAGCCTCTTTTACAGTTGGAACATGCTCATCAGCAAATTGCCCATCTTCCTTCTTTCTTTTGGGTATCAGTTTAGTCACTTGAAATTCACCACTGCTAACCTTTTCTACTACAGGGTCCCAGTCAGGGTCCGATTCATAGAGTTTCTTTACTAACACCTGAACATCATCTGTATCATGTTCCAATAAGTTCTCGGTATTCTTGGGGGAATACTGCTGGAGAATCGCCTGTTCCCGCTCATCTATTTCTTGTAAGTCCTGGGGAGCCATACTATCTCCAGCAATAGCCTGGAAAAATGGCTCTGTCACAGTGGGTGTAAATCCTTCTACAAGCCGACGTCCCGACATATTTTGTTCATTTGTAGCACGATGTTCACTATTGAATGGTAATTGGGACCAGTCAAATTGACGCTGTGATGTAAGAGCATTTACTGTTGTTCGCTCCAGTTCATTTCGTGATTCCTTTTCAACCTGAAATACACGAGAATATTCGTAATCATCCAACTTCTTAATTGGAGTCAGAGCATATGTCTGCTCATCCTCTGTAGAAACTTCAACACCTTTAGCAGGGCTATTTTTCAAAAGTGATTCATCCCGAGAAGGTGAAACAAATGAACATTGAAGTCCCATTGATGCCAGATACTTATAATATTGCTTGTAGGATTCTAGACTTGTAAAAATCTTTCCACCGGGCTCTGAAGTGATTAATCCTAATGAACTATATTGAGCTCTGCTAGGGCATTTGAGTTCTGCTTCTTCCTTCTGCTGCTCAGTGGCCTGTGTTGTCAATCGGATACCTACAATTAGAAGAATACCGATACACAATAAAAGTATTAATATAAAAAAGATATCTCCTGTCATCTATCCCTGTTTTAACAGAGTAAATTTTCTCTAAAGAATATAGAGATGGCACAAACTAAAAAGAAGACAAATAAATCCACTCTTGAAAATCGGTTTAGTCGTACCCGGAAGATTGTAAATGCCATTCGCACTGGATTCAAAGGTATAAGGCAGAATACACAGCGTGCGACTAATCTGAATATTAATACAAAGAATGAAGTTCCCGCAATGGATAAACTTCTGCTTCAACCTCAAGTGACCTTTGTTTTGATTAAGGCGGATTGGTGTGGTCACTGCAAGGACTATGAGCCGAAATGGGATAATCTAGCAAATGTCCCGGGGAGAAATGCGAATATGGTAAAGATGCCTGTTGAACTCCAACGTAATAGTCAGATTCTAAAGAATGTTCCGATTGAAGGTGTTCCGACGGTGCTGGAAGTTCGTAATGGTACAGTCAGAGCCGTTGGTATTGATCAAGCAAATGATATTGAAGTCATGGAACAGGAAGTTTCACGTGCTAGCAATGTTCCCATTAATCAACCGGCTGTAGCAAATGCTATTGTGAATGAAAATCCAAATGTTGTTGAAGAAGCTAATAATGAGCCTACCCAAGTTGTCCCCACAGAAGAAATGGTCCAAATGGTAAATCAGGTTAATACAAATCCCCGTGATTTGGGTGAGACGGATGGATCAAGAAAGAATGATCAGGGCGCTTTGGATTTGGCTGTTCCTGCTTCTGCTGTAGCCGTTGCTGCTCCTGTTGCTTTAGCCACTGTTGCTCCTGCTGTTGTACCCGCAAATAACACAATAGCCTCTATCAATCTAGCAGACTTGCCTTCTGAGGCTTCAATGTCTCAGGCTTCTGCTCCTACCCCTTTAGAACCTATACCAGCACCTGTCCCGGCTCCTGCCCCTACAGTCTCCGTAAATGAGACGCAACCTCTAATTGATCTCTCCGCACCCGAACCAGTTGCGGAACTCTTCAACGAGAAAGCCGAGCAATCCGCAAACTTAATTGAAAATGTTCAAGCAGAAGGTCTCAAAGCCACAAATGAAGCCAAAAAAAACGAAATCAAGAATGAAGTTAAACAACGGGGCGGCGCAAATAAGAGGTCAAGAAAAGCCAAAGGAAAACTTCTCAAGTTTCTCAAGACGTTAACAAGAAAAATGCGTAAAATTTGAAACAATACTTTCAACACTGAAAAGCAGCAAAAACAACATGGAAGATGACATTGTTTTCCAAGCACTGGAATTTAATGGAAAAGATCACTTTGAAGAAAGAGAAGAGCACGGAAAAACTTTCAGAGTAAACACTGGATATGTCGTTCAAATATTTGGAATGACATCTGCAGGAAAAACTGTCTGTGCTAGTATCACCGGATTTCACCCCTATTTCTTTGTAGGCATCCCGGAAAATAGCCCATCCTTTGTGGGAAAACTAAAAGCCGCAATTCTTGAACATGAGAAGATTCCGAAAGCAAAGCGGAATGAAATTATTATTGAAGAAGAAGAATATAAAGTCCTCTATGATTTTAATAATCATACAAAAATCCCCGTTCTAAAACTCAGTGCTCCCAACAAAAGCCTTTTCACCAAACTCAAGAATATCTTTCTTGACAAAGATTCCAACTTCCTCCCCAATATTGTAGACCCTAGAAAGCCACCTTTGAAAATCTATGAAGCAAACATTGACCCAATGCTCCGGCTTTTCCACGCCCGTGATATTTCACCAAGTGGATGGATTGCAGTTAGTGATTGGGAGCCGAATGATGAAGGACTTGAACGTGCCGACATAAATATTCGTGCTGGAGTCGCAGATATTGAAGCAAAGCCTATTCTTGAAGCTGCTCCGTTCAAAATCATCAGTTGGGATATTGAATGTATGTCCAGTCACGGTGACTTCCCCGTAGCAAAGAAGAATTACAGAAAGGTTGCCCGTGAAATCATTGAGGCAAAATGGTCAAATCCAGCAGAAGAAATTATCGCAGAGTTGGCCATTGCTCTAAAAGGAAAGTCTGCCGCACATCTATCTTTCATTGAACTGAAGAAACCACCTCCTGCCGGAAAATCGGTTTCATTAACTGTAATAAATCAGAAAATTCCCGAGATTCTTTCAATTATAAAAAATCAAACCGCAAAAAATGAAAAGAAGATTGATGAATTGACCGCAATTCTAAATCGGAATCTGCCACCCATTGCTGGCGACCGAGCCATTCAAATTGGCATGGTGATGTGGGTCAATAGCAAACCCGTAGAGAAATGGATTTACACACTTGGCACATGTGACCCAGTTCAGCACGCAGAGGATGAGGACACTTCAGTTCCTATCCACACATTTCCATTCGCTGACCAAGGAGATGCAGGAGAATCCGCAATGTTCTCTGCTTGGATTTCAAAGTTGGGTGATATTAATCCCGATATTCTCATCGGCTACAATATCTTTGGTTTTGATGAGCGATACTGCTGGGAACGTCTAGAAGAACTGGGATATATTAACTCAGAAAAGCATTTGGATCCTCGTCTAGCCCAGCACCTAAGTCGTCTTAAGACACAACCTGTAAGCCTAAAAGAGCAGCGCTTGAGCAGTGGTGCAATGGGAGATAACTTCTTCTATATTCTGGAAATGCCGGGCCGCCTGCAGATTGATTTGCTTCCATATATTCGCAGAAACTTCAATCTTCAGTCATATTCGCTTGATTCAGTTTCATCCCATTTCATGGCAGGAGCCCTCAAAGGAGCACTGCTGGAACCCACCAAGGGAACTCTCAAAATTCAAACAAAATCCACAAAGGGTCTGCGCGTTGGTCGCTATGTGGTTATTCTAGATGCTGAGAATGATAAACTAAGCGGCAAGATGGAAGTAGTCGCAATGACCGATAAGGAGATTACTGTTAAGTCCAACCAGCCTCTAGCAGAAATCCTTGAAAATGGTCGGCCCGAATTCTGGTGTATGGTAAAAGATGACGTTTCACCGCAGGATATCTTCCGTCTTCAGAAGGGTACAGCAGCCGATCGTTCTATAGTAGCAAAATATTGCTTACAAGATTGTGACTTGGTTATGGATCTCTTCAATAAATTGGAAGCATTCCGAAATGCACAAGCAATGGCGGATGTCTGCTGTGTGCCAACGGGATATATCTATATGCGCGGACAGGGAATTAAGATTGAGTCACTGATTTTCAAGGAGTGTATGAAAGAGGGCCAGCTCGTTGAAGTTTTGCCTAGCCAAGGATTTCCCGACGCGGAAGAACTTGAGTTGAAACCTGATGGCGATTCGGAAGCAGAGGAAGAGGAAGAAGATTCATATGAAGGTGCAATTGTCTTAGAGCCGAAGACGGGTATTTACTTGGATGACCCTATTGCTACACTGGATTTTGCTTCACTATATCCGAGCACAATTATCTCGGAGAATTTAAGCCATGATACGCTGATTTGGGTGAAGGATTATGCAGAAGATGGCACAGAGACATTGAAGGAAGGCAGTGACACTTATGATAATCTCCCCGGATACAAATATGTCAATGTGGAATACGATATCTTGAAAGCCGACCCCTTAGATACACGTAAAAATCCAACAAAGACAAAGGCGGGAACGAGGATATCCCGTTATGTTCAATTTGCTGGCTCGGAGAAGGGAACTATTCCTAAGATTCTGCAGAAGTTGCTAAAAGCCCGTAAGACAACCCGTAAACTGATTGAGACGGAAACAGATGATTTTAAGAAAGGTCTGCTAGACTGCCAGCAGAACGCCTATAAGATTACAGCCAACTCTTTGTATGGTCAGTTGGGTTCTAAGACATTTAAGATTCGCCGAGTTTGCCTAGCTGCGTCTACCACAGCCTATGGCCGAAAGCAGTTGATGTATGCGAAAGCAGTAGTAGAGGACTGCTATTCAGGTAAGAAAGACCCTCGTTGTGATGCAACCTATGTTTATGGTGATACAGATTCTGTCTTTATCAATTTCCGTGTTCGTGATCCAGTAACAGGAAAACCTATTAAGGGCCGTGATGCGCTGCCGATTGTAAAAACGCTGGCAATTGAAGCGGGTAAACTCTGTACATCAGCCTTGAAGCCACCGCATGACTTTGAGTATGATAAAATCATGTGGCCATTCTGCTTGCTGTCCAAGAAGCGTTATGTGGGTAACAAGTATGAGGATGACTTGGACAAGCCGGTAATGACTAGCATGGGTATTGTTATGAAGCGTCGTGATAATGCTCCAATTGTAAAAGTGATATACGGAGGTATCATTGACCGTATTCTACAGAAGCATGATGTTGTGGGTGCCTTTGAATATACGAAGGTTCTAGCAAAGGAACTTATTGCTGGAAAGTTTGGAATGACAAAGTTGACCATCACAAAATCGCTACGGGCAGAGTACGCAAATCCAGAGCGCATTGCTCATAAAGTCCTGGCTGACCGAATTGCTGCTCGAGACCCGGGCAATGCTCCAACCTCTTCACAGCGTATTGGCTATATTTATGTAGCAACACCAAAGGGACAGCCTGAACCAACGCTGCAGGGAGACAAGATTGAGACACCGGCTTTCATTACAGCCAATAAACTAACACCGGATTATTCATATTATATTGAGCGGCAGATTTCAAAGCCGGTGGCACAGGTATTTGCTCTAGTCTTGGAGTCGCTTCCAGGTTTCAAGAAGTCAATGATTCCGCCGGGTCTAACAGACGAAAAATTAGTGGTAAAGCGACAGAAGATTGCTGAACAACTCTTGTTCGGAGAAATCTTGTCAAATTGGAAGAATAAGCATTCGGGGCAGGTGGATATTCGATCTATGCTATTTCCTTCAAAACCGAAGGCCTGATAACAGAGCGGCTAATTGGTCATCGTTAGCATCGGGTAGGACTGAACCGTGGCCGAGTCTACTAGCATTCTCTTCTGCTCGTTCACGATTACGTAGATTACGAGTTCTATTTCTATTTTCATTTCTATTTCTATTTCTATTTCTTGTATTTCTATTTATTGGTTTTCGCTCTCTGCTACGACTTCTGTTACGGTTTCTTTGTCCACCAGAACCGTGTCCGATACCATAGCCACTACCATAGCCTCTGCCTCTATTAGCAGAAGCCAAGGAAGATAGATTTTTTGAGAATGTGGGAGATGTTCGCATCCCAGACCACCCAAGTTCAAGTTGTCTTCTCTGCTCGGGAGTTAGATCCATGTAGACAGTTACAAAACCTCTTTGAGAAGGTTGTTCGGATAATTGAACTGGAACTCCACGTTGGAGCAGACTTTGAAATGTTGACTCTTTCATAAGTTGATAGACTCTTTGTCTTTCTGCTTGAGCAGGAGGAGCAGGAGCATTAGGCTCATTCTCTTCAGGCTCTGCTTCTGGTAAATTGTTAAATCCAAATACCATTCTACATTTACCGGCGGTATTTGCGGGTCATCTTCCGAGATTTACGCGCTTTGCGTGTCTTACGACTACGGCTCATGCCATTGTTATTATTTCCACCCATACCCATTCCAGCAAAAGCACTTGCCAATTCCTGGCTGTTTGATTGTACTACAATTTCTCCTTCTTGTTCTCCTCCCCACCCAGCAACAGGTCCGCCGCCACCACCAGCACCGGCAGCCGCAGCAGCACCAGCAGGAGCAGCAGCCGCATTATTAGCATCTTCCTCTAATGCTGATGCTAGGTCTGCCATACTAAACATTTTTTTCTCATCAATTATGACCTTCTTAACTTTGGGTTGAGCGATTCTTTTAAGAACTTGAGTCGCCTTAAAGTAAGTCACTGTATTTGATTTTAACGCAAGTCTTGTACGGACACCAGTTTCAGGAGCCGGCTGATATCCTTGTGCAACAAGTTCAGCAATTCTAGGAGCATTATCCCTGCTAACTCTAGCATACTTAATTACCCACTTGAATCCTGAGGCAGGTTTAGGGACTAACGCACCTCTAGAAGCTCCACCACCTCCACCACCTCCAGCATTATTATTGTTCATTGCGGAAGACATATTTCTATTCTATACATATAAAATAGAATGTTGGTGACAATTTATCAGGTTAATAAACCAGTCATTTCCTTTGACGCATCCCCTTTTGACACAGTAGGTTCTATGCTAAGAAATATTAATAAATATCGGGGACCAGATTCTCAAATCCAAGATCTTTATTTAGATGCACAACGTACTAAAAAAGCAGTTAAAAATTCATGGCTTTTAATCAACACCATTTTTTACACATTAAGTGTCTCAGTTCCTTCTGTAGAATCCGGTCTTTGATAAAGTGTACGGATGTCTGCGCGACAATTCGGACAATGAATATTCTGCTCAAACCATCTATCCGCGCATATTTTATGAAAATAGTGCTGACAGCCTCGGAGTTTTCGCCACACAGTATCTGTTATAGGAACACCACTCAAATCTTCGCCAGGAGCAGATTGACAAACTGTACAAACTGTCCCTGCTGGAACACAATTTGAATCCATTAAAATTGTATTCCGGGAATATGCTCCGGCACTCGGACGAACAGCAACTGGATCCCACCATCTAGCACCGCCAGGAATTGTTACTGTAATTCCTGAGTGGCCTCTCCGAATAATACGGGGTTCTGGTTCAAGAGGACTTGGCGCATTAATAATCCGCCCTCCATCTGTTATATCAGATTCATCTTCTTCTTCGGAGGATGTTGAATCAGGAGCAGTAGCAGGAGCAGTAGCAGGAGCAGTAGCAGCAGTAGTAGCAGCAGTAGTAGCAGCAGGAGGACTAGCAGACGACACCGCATTCTCAGCCATAATTGATAGTAAAAGACCCCGTAAAAAACTTTCTGATACATTTGATTCATATGTCTGAACAACAGGCACGGTAGGAGGCTGAACCACAGGATTAGGCATACGTGAAAGACGCGTTGATCGGAACGCATGACGACGACTATCTGCTTGATCCCGCAAGTATGAACCCCGTTCCCTATGATAGGCCGGAAACATATGTCCAACCCTCTGCTGGAAAAAACGAAGAATGGGCGAATTAAACAAATCAGAATCATATAATGCCTCGGGCATTATTTCATGTAAATCATTTAATAGTGTACTTTCATAAGGCCGGTTGCGGTTTCCCCCTCCTCGGTTCATTAAACTATTTTACCTAACTTTTTTTAAGCACCCACTAAAAATTGAAACTTTAATTAGCTAGAATAAATTGAAAGCAAACGTTTGGAATATGTCTGAGAATATGGAATCTCCAAAGGAAACAGCACAGGAAGTAATTAAGGCAAATGGACGAATTGGTCTAGCAAATCTCGGAAATACATGCTTCTTGAACTCAGCTCTTCAACTTATGCGATACATCACTCCTGTTCGTCTATATTTTCAGAATACAGAATGGATTTATCATGCGAATCCAGCAAATAAGTATTCACCGATGCTTAATGCTATTAGTGAATTCTTTAATGCTATTTGGCGCACTGATTTGAGTATAAATACAAAAATTGCTCCTGGTCGTTTCTATCAGACTCTTACTGAGATTGCATCAAAAGTAGGCTACGATGATCTAGCAGTAAAACACCGTCAAGCCGATGCAGGCGAAGCGCTTCTCTTTATGCTGGATTGTCTCCACGAAGGCCTGGCTCATCCGGTGGAAATGGTAGTTACTGGTATTGCAACAACTCCTGAGGAGCGCCGCTGGACCAAGTCATACGAGCAGTGGATTCAGCATTATAAGAAGCAATGGTCTGTTGTAATTAAGACACTTCATGGACAGAAGATGACCGCAACAACCTGTAAGACTTGCCAGTATCATTCGGAGCGGTTTGAGTCATGGGGATCACTCAGTCTCCCAATTGTCAATGGTGATAAGCCCGGCACTCCAGCACCAAGTCTTCTTGAATGCCTAGAGGATTATTTCAAGGAGGAGATTCTTGAAGATTATCACTGCGATGTATGTGGTAAGAAGCGCGAAGCCGTTCAAACTAGTCGGCTCTCCATTCTTCCTAAGTATATTGTGCTGAGCATTATGCGCTATACAAACCGCGGAAATAAGGTTCGCGCAAAGATTAATTTTGACCTAAATTCTGTAAATCTTGATTTGTGGTTTATTGGTAATCGGGACACAACAAAGACAAAGTACCGCTGTACTGCTGTGATTGACCATCATGGAGTCATGGGTGGTGGCCATTATGTATCATCATGCAGATATGAGGATAATACTTGGCTTCGCTATGATGACGAGTCTGTCCACTCAATGCCCACTGAGCATGTAAATAATGGTGACACTTATGTGATTCTTCTAGAACAATGCCCTGATTCATCCAATACAACTCCAGCCGCACAGCAGATCGGACCTAATATGGATATTCTTTCGCACAAGTAGGATGAGTGCTAATCTAGGATTTACTTCAACAACAGCACCTGCTACAAATTTTGGCATTCGTAACAGAATATCTAATGTCTCAAATACAGCTTCACAGGCAGGTTCCTCTGTCTGGAGTTTCTTTTCTTCCAATCTTTTTTATGCTGGACTTGTTCTTTTTTTCCTAGCGGCAATTTACCTTTACTGGCATTATATTGGATACACGATAAACAGCAGTTATACTTCATTAGTTGATTTAATCCAAAAAAGACAGGAAGGTTCGGTAGGAATTAATTTATGGGGCGATGAAAAGCCTGAAATAGGAGCAACTGCAACCATACCCCCTCCGCCTCAAGAGGCTCCGATGTCTAAGGATGAATTACCTGCTGGAATCCCCGGTTCTCGTGATGCTCCTGCAGTTTCTCCGCTAGATTTACGTAACTCATTAATGCCTCCGAGAGGAGAAGTGTTTAATGTAAGTCGTAATATCTATACCTATGAGGATGCTTTACCTGTATGTAAGGCTCTTGGTGCGGAACTAGCAACATTTGAGCAGGTTCAAGAAGCACACAAACAGGGCGCAGATTGGTGTAACTATGGCTGGGTCAAGGGACAAATGGCTGTCTATCCCACACAGAAAGAAACATGGGAGAAGTTACAGCATGGTTCTGAGCAATACAAGGGAGCGTGCGGAAAGCCTGGTATAAATGGTGGACATTTTGATAATCCTGATCTTCGATTTGGCGTAAATTGCTATGGCATCCGTCCTGATAAAAAAGCAACCGATGAACTCTTATCTGAAAATGGAGCTGCCCTCCCCGCCACACCTGAGGAGATTGACTTTGATCGTAAAGTACAAAAATTCCGCGACCAATTGGATACAATGGTTGTTCTACCGTGGAATAAGGCTAAGTGGAGTGGTTAGTGACTACCCAACCATAGGAAGAGGTTAGTGAAGCAACCGCAGATCAAGGCTATTAACCACACAATATTCACAGTTCTTAAGATAAATTCCTGTCAATTCCTGAATCGCATTCGCATGACTTACTATCAATATACGAGGATTTGGTTTATCCTTGTATAATTCCGATAGAAATGCGCATAACATCCACATACGATATCGTACCGCGGTCGGATTTTCTGACCTATTCCATCCAGATTGAACATCTGCTAGATGCTTAGTTTCCCACATATTATAATACATTTTATCAATTTCATCACGTGTTGAACGATGATTACATACATAATTTTTGCCCTGCATCTCAATAAGATTATCGTGGAGAATTGTCTCATGAACATTTATTTCCTCATAAATTTCATTAGCAGTCTGAATGGCCCTTGTAAGAGGTGAGCACCATATAGCAGTCCATCCATCCATACCAAACTCTTTAACAAGTTTTTCCCCAACTGCGTGTGCTTGTTCAACTCCTAAAGGTGTTAGAGAAGCATCTCTAAACTCTTTATTGGTAAATACAGACACTTCATTTTCATTTTTTTGATGAAATGCCTCATTATGTGTAGCCTCTCCATGGCGTAAAAATACAAATTGTACCATCCTTAAATATTTAACTTCTAAATACTTTCATCAAATTTTTCTTACTAAACTGGATCACCTATTTCATCTGTAGCTGGCACCTCCAAAATCTGCTGTAGAAGAGCAGTTGATTGAGCCTCTTGAATAAGAGCAACAAGAGCTTTTGCTACACGAATACGCATTGCCTCTAGCAGTTCCGCAGAAGCACCCTGCCTCTTTAGTTCTCCTTCCTCGTTACACAAGGCAACCCATGCCTCCACAGTAGACTGATTAAACTGAACTGACATATTAAGATATGGTATATCATAATACGTCTTAAAACAATCAATTTTTAATCATGTTCTTGATATGATTCATATTCTCCATCAGAATACATATCTTCTTCAATATGGGGTAAATTATTACGAGAACGCATTGTATAATCTTGTAATATACTGGGTAAAGCATAACGCCATTTTATAATACGATTTTCCCATGATTTTTCAGGTCCCATGACTTGTTCCCAAAAGAGTGAATCAAAATAATGCCAATAAGCATCTCTCCATTCATTCTCATCTCGGTCACTCCAGTCATCCGGTTTAAAAATTTGGATATTTGTTTCTATTTTTTTTTGCAGATTATTATGAATAATTTTAAAAAGCAAAGAAAAATATTTAGTTACACGTAGTTCTATATCTGGCAGAGGCATTACAAATGAAAACTTCTTTTCCTTATAAGCCTTTCCTATATTTTGTACCAAAGAATGAATATATAGACGAGGAGTATATCCATCTACATCCTCTGAAGACCACCATTCATCAAAATTCACGACCATAACGTAAAACTTGTTATTATTAATCTTTCAGATTATGTGTTTAAGCATCTATAGTTTTTCAAGACTTTCGGTAATTTTAGTGGAACGCCGCATCTGTAAATATTTAAACAAATCATCTGCTGTTTTACCCCGAGTTTCTGATGAAAACCATGCTCTGAGATTATCCTGAAGCCAGGACCATGATAAGTTACTTTTAGTTTCTTTTCTTTGAAATTGAAGACGAGCACCATTTACTTCTAGCACAGCCTCTGATTGTTTCATTGCGAAGAGAATATCCTGAATCTCCTTTTCATGAATCTGTTTTTGAGCACGAGCATTTTGAGTCTGTTTATTAAAAGTATTTGCCAAATTATCATAATGTACCCAAGCACGAACCGACTGCTGGAGTCGCTGTTGATTTGTTGGCTCCGTTGTTACAAGTGACATCTCTTTAGAAAATACGATTTTATGAACTTATATTTTCCGCAGCAGCAGGAACAACAGATGCTACAGACGTAATGGCCGCCATTGTTGGAATTACATCAACGAGCGCAGTGACTGGATTATAACCAGTGGCTTTGAGTGTTACAACAAGTGTGACTACAGCAATAATAAGCAGTAAAACAAATAAAATAGCAGAAAATGCGATATATGGAAAGATAGACTTAATTATATGCTGGATCAATGGATCTAATACATTAACCAGACGTGCTTTATTCTCAGGTGCTTGCATATAATCCCATAGACTTGTTACCATTTGATTACCCATAGTACCGAAAGCCTGCTTATAACGGCCATCAGTGGCTGGTAGAGTTTGCGCCATTTAACCCTGAATATGAAATTAATCACAGCATAAAAACGCAATGCGGTAAAGACCACACCCAAAAATCTAAGGCTCAGCAAGAATGGAATTGAGACTTTCTGAGCCCGAGAAGACTGCGTCTGGCTTCTTAATTAGAGTAAGCCAAAAGCCTGCTCTACTCACTAAATGGGAAGGAGGGAAGTGGAAGAATGATGAAGAGTTGCTAGCGGTTGTTATGGAAACACGCCGTCACTTAATTGATATGTTATACGAAAAGCGTTCTTCCTGGTTTTCATCTGCTCCAACAAAGAGTATGTTAACAAAGTTAATGAAAGGCTGGGATACTAAGAATCTTGCAATGCCATCTGATACGAGTAAAAACTATTCTGGTTCTCAAACACTTACTGCTGTTCAAATTTCTGGTGAAGGAATTTTTCCGCGCTGGACCTCTTCTGTCTGGCAAGTGGATGAAGTATCAAAGATTTCCATGCCCTGGACTCAAGGTTCCGATGATGAATTAGAAGAAATTGATGATAGCCGAGAAATCAATATTGATGTTGATTCAGCTCCTGTTAAACTCAATCACCATGAAGACCGCAATTATTTGGACCGTAAGTTTGCAGCCAAGGAGCGTGTTAAGGAATCCCGCCTGAAGGCCCAAGTTGCCAAGAAAATGGCATTTCGTGAACTTAATTTCTTCTTTGAACATTTTACTCTGGATGACGATGAATCCACATTTTCAGATTACGATTTAACAGATAATGAAGATGATGAATATGAAGAAGAGGAAGAAGTTGAAGTTCCTCCCCACCCTGTAAGAAGCCCTTCAAAAAGATAAAATAGTTAATCCTGGATGTTTCGCGGTTTAATAAGAAATCTCCCCTATGTTATTAGTAGAAGCAATGGACACTCGTGATATCCTTTTAGCAATTGTAATTGTTGTCTTGGGTGCTGCACTGGTATATTTCTTAGATCCTACATTCGGTGGTCTCGTCAAGATGTCTAGAAACCATTTTACAATGCCTGAGACATTCGTTGATGCGCCTAGCTACCCGACGGCAAACCCCCCTGTTCCTAATGTTGCGGGCGTAGAGCAAATGTCTGGAAACTACAGCGGCAACTACGTAGAGGCCAGCAGCGGTCTTTCCCCGGCTGCGTCTGGATTTGAGTCCACTGAGCAACCGCAAAACTGCTACCCCAAGAAGCAACTCAAGGCTTCTGAACTCTTGCCCAATGACCCTAACAGCCAGTGGGTACAGGCGAACCCCATGGCACCCGGTTCAATCATGGACAAGAACTTCCTCAATGCTGGATACCAGATTGGCGTAGACACCATCGGCCAGTCCCTCCGTAATGCTTCCCACGATCTCCGCTCTTCCCCGCCTAACCCGCAGGTACAGGTCGGTCCCTGGAATCAGACCACAATTGAGCCTGACGTAAATCGCAAGCCTTTGGAGATTGGCTCGTAAATCACCAAGTCATGTAAATAAACATTAGACAACTAATTTAAAACAGTCAAACTGTTTGAAATTAAGCACACAGGATAGGGAATGTCAAGTCAAGAGAATATGTTTATGCTTCTCGTTGCTATTACGGGAACCGCTTTGGCTACGTATTATACACGAAAGGCACTCTTTGATATGTCTTATGTTAAATCAACCGTTGATGATAATAGTTATCTAGTTCGCAACCTGCCTGATAAATTAGAAGCCGCAAATCGCTTAGCCGAAGTTCGTAGTCGTATTCTCCGATTAATGACACATTTTAAGCAGTCAAAAACAGATAATCAAATTGCACTAGATATTCTCAAGAACTTTGATGCAGATCCTACACGATTTAGTGAATCTACGCCTGATTCTAGTTATACATCCTTTACACTAAATAAGGGCGAAAAAATACACGTCTGCTTGAGACAAAAGAATTCCAGCCAAGATCTTGTGGATGTAAATGTTCTTACATTTGTGACATTACATGAAGTTGGACATATTGGAACACGTGAAATTGGACATACTCCACTTTTCTGGAATAACTTCGCCTGGATTCTAAAACAGGCAGAAGAACTTGGTATCTATGAATTTCAGAATTTTGCCGAGCAACCAGTTCCTTACTGTGGAATAAGTATTACGGACCAACCGAAATATAAGGAAACAGCAATTAATGATTTAAATAAGAAGAGATAAAAGGACGATAGAAGATAGGATGAGCCTAGCAGACTTAGGTATGGAATTTACCGGCAGTTTCTTAGAAAGTGACGGTATTCTTGAGTATGTTGAGCATTTACGTGATGGAACTACTGCAAATTATGAATTGACAAATGTGTTTCCTTTCACAACTATTGCGGATTTGAAACGTATGATATGGATCGATGTAGGCGGTTCAGAAAGTTATACGCCGAATTTTGTGTTTCTAGCCTATGAAAAAGAAGGAAAGTATGTACCTATGGATTTTCACTGGCCAACTGAATCAAGTCTACCAGCAGAACTACCCGATCCATTAACAAATCAAACACCTCGCCCTGAACTAGTGGATTCTGCTGGAAATCGTACTGGTGCAACAGCAACTTTCCATATGTATGCTACAATTGAGGATAGTTTTAGATCAAATCACTTAAAGCAACCAACTCTTCATATTTGGCGTCTAAGTGAAATTGTAGGACCTGATCCAACTGCTATTAATATACAGTTATTTGATGGTTTTATTCGTCTTTATTTTCCATGGATTTCCGAGATTAGTAGCATTGAAGAAGCATATGATACGGATGAAGCAGAAAGTGAATACTATAAAATCTGTAAAACTTATATTACTTCGCGACAGGAGCAATTGGCGCACCTTGAAGATGCCCTCAAAAAGCATGGAAGTAGAATCGGTGAACTTTACTGTAGAGCAATTGAAAAACTAAAAATTAAAATTCCAGCAATTATTCCTAAACCCGAATCTTTAGAAATCCTTTTTTATGAACTCAAACTTTCTCAAGAACTCCCTTTCATTCGTTATTTTTCCGACCGTGGAGATCAAGAACCCATCTTACGCTATCTTAAAAACGCTTACATACCAGCAGATGCTATGGCTGCATGGCTCAAAGAACCTATCAGTAAAAAGGAGCAACTCATCCTAGGTAAAATCCTAATTCGCGGAAATCGTATCGCTGCTGGATCTGCTTTTGATGTTCTATTCTTCAAGGATAATTCCGCACGTGTTGAAATTCAATCACCCCGCAAAGACCACCTTTTCTTAGGTAGTCTGATAGAGGAAGGTCTTGTAGGCCTTCAGAAATTTGTCACATCTAATTCATTTGAGCAAATTGAGCCACCTTCTGCTGCCCTTGAACTCCTTGAATTACATGGGAAATTTGTGTGGGAACATCCGCTTGTAAGTTCGCCCCGTCCTTCTATTGAAGAAATTAAGGAGCGTCTTCGTAATTATTCCTATATATTTGAACTTGAGAAGGGTGAACCCGGTGTAATTAATCTTCGTTATACAGCATTAACCAATTATGAATCAAACAATAGTATAACTGCCTATATTTCGCGTCTAGCGGCCTCCGAATTTTCCGAACAGGAACTTTCACTCAAAGAGACGACAATCTTTTTTATTGAAAAGATTCAACGCCGTTTTAGTAAATCACCCAAAGAGGCCTCGGCTATTTTTCAACATTTTCTGGAAAATAAGGGAAAGCAGGAAACAGTTGCTCAAGGTAAAGGTGAAGAGGCAGTTCCCGTACATCACGATGGCGTTATTATAACAATTCGCAATAATCACCCCTCATACGAAATTGAAATTGCAAATTTATTATCACCGGGTGCGGGTGAAAGTCTCCGACGTATTATGACAGCTCTAGCAATTGTTCTGCTAGAAAAGACTGTTGTAAAATCTGAAGCACCAGCTGTTTTAGAAGCAGTTGCCTCGATTAAAAAGGAAGATGCGACTTTGGTCACAGAATCATCGGACGCACAAACACGTGCAGCATCTGCAACAGCATCGGCAACAGTAGATGCTGGAAATTTAGATTTTTTGAACTTTTTTGAAGGGGATGGGGAAGAAGCACAAGAGGGAGAACAAGAAGAAGCAGAAGAGAAAGAACAAGAGGAAGCAGGCCCAGCAATCGGTTCAGTTTCAGCAGAAGTTGTATCAGAAGCCGCACCTGTTATATTGGCATCTCGTGCGCCTGTTGAAAGCCCTGAAGTAGCACCAACAGCAAGTTCTTCCGATGAAGTTCAAAAGGATGTTTCTAAATTTTATATTACAAAACTCAAACAATTAGACAGCGACCTTTTTGGCTACCAAGACAAACGTGCTGGAAAGTCCAAAGGATATTCTTCTGCATGCCAAACATCCAACGGTGATATGCCTCATTCTTTATCTCAATCACAATATGCTCGTATCAAAGAAATCTATAAAGATAAAATCACGTTTATAGAAGGTCCTAAACCAAAGGGCTGGAAACTCAATGATAAACCTCCGTTGGGATATGGTCCCAAAGTATCATGGGACTTTGATAGTAATTTTACCCCACCAAGACCAGTATGGGTTACACTCAGAACTGGTTCTGAAATAAAACGCAATTGGTATATGTGTTCACTGTATTGGTGTCTTCGGGACGATATTCCTCTTATTGAATCAGAGTTTGAAGCTAAGAATGAGTGTCCTCAGTGCGGTGGTAAAAAGATTACGGGTTCTTCACCTTCACCTGGTCAAACTGTTCTTGAACGAAAAACTGAAAATGGTTTTAAGAAATATATTGGATTTCAAAGTAAATCAAAACATCCCGATAATTATCCTCTACCCTGCTGCGGAATAAAAGCGAAGGAAGATAAATTGGTGGATACAACACGTTCATATGATAAGGTTTCAATCCAGCCCGAGCAAGAACCCGAACAATTACAACCTAGCCAACTTGCCGCACAAGAGGAAGAAAAAGCAAGACAAACTAGGGGCGTTGTTCCTCTCGTTGAAATTAATAAAATCCTCAGTAGTCTTCCATCTAAATATATTAAATCAGTTGGAAAATACCCACTAGGACCCGGTGAACTAGGGGTAGTTCCCCCGCAGATAGATTCTCTTTTTGGACAAGATTCCGCTAAAGCAATTAAGAAATCTGGCCCCCAGCAAATGTTGTCTCGTGACCAAATGGTTTTTATTCGTTTTGGTCTTCAAAATACTGAGCAACCGGGAAATCGGTTCCTTAGTATGCTGGGATTTTGGTTGGGAACATTTAATCTAAATGATGTTATTGCACGAATGACAACACCCGCTTTTATTCATGCATTTGAAGATGCAAACTATGGCACTCTTGTTCATGAATTTGCGCGCCCCGACTTGCCCGCAGAACCTGTTGGCGATAGTTTCCGTAAATTTATAGAAGCAAATGGATATGCTCAAAATGAAGGTTCAAATCGGGCTAATCTTGTACGACTCTTCTATTCTTATCAGAATTTTATGAATTATGTGCGGGATGCGAATACACCCAAAGATATTCGCTACTTTGAACATCTTCTTATGATGCCCGGTGCCCTTTTAACACGTGGAATTCTTCTCTTACGTATTCTTCGGGATAATGATTCCGATGATTGGGCCGTCCAATGTCCTGCTTTTGGTATCCCGAGCACAAATGATAAGCCGACACCCGTTTTTGTAATTCATGACAGTAAATATAGTATTTGGGAGCCGTTGATTCTCTATGCTGGAACCGATAAGGCTATCACATCATTTGACTCTACAGATCTTTACGGAAAATTAGGTCAATCTAGCAGTGCTGCGATTCATAAATGGATTCTTGAAATTAAGAAGAAGGGGGTTGGATGTGGTCGGCTTCAAACACCGCCATATACTTGGCAACCTGCTAAATCAGCAGAAGCAGCCTCTATTCCTACAATAAGTGATATTCTCAAGCATTGCCGTTCTACTTCTGTAGAGCCGCGCGGTATTGTACGGGAACGTAGCAATCGTTTTGTTGGTTTTATTTTTGAGAATAAAGAGAATAAACGTTTCTTTGTTCCAGCACGTGATGATGGAACAAGTACTCATCAATGGCCGCGATTCTATGAAAGTAAAGCATTACTACCTGCACCGTCACTAGGTGAAATACAAACATTTTATACTGATAATAAATTCTTTAATTTGGATGGTTTACAAATTATTAAAATTCTCATTGCGGAAGAGCAACCCGCAAAATATGTTGCCATTCTCCTAAAAAGTGGTGTTATCTTACCCATTGATCCAACACAGGATTCTGCTGGATTTGATGTCCAACCTGTGACTGATTTCCCGTGGGATTTAGACGAAGAACTTTCACCTTTGCCCGTTCAGCATAACTCAGCATCTGTAGTAGAATCTGAAGAGGGTTTTATTAATGAAGCCTATCAATATCTGCGGTTAATTCTAGCAAATCATTTTAAACGAGACGCAGAGGGCGCGCGTGTTTTAATTCAACTGAAGGCGCTGCGTGATGCTAGAAATCTTCCACTTTATGAACGACGCAAACGCGTTGATACAATCTTGTATTCAGTTGTTTATCAATTTATTAAAGAAACACCGTACACTGAAACACTCAAAGAGTTACCACGTATTCGTAAAAATATTGGAAATCCTAATTTGAAATTGGAAGATTGTCCACCGGGAATTGCTTCTTGGTCCGATTCCCGCTGTATGTTACATGTTCCTTCTACCGCAAATATAACTGCTCGTCTAACAGATGAAATTCTTCGTAATCCGTGGGCTTTTGCTGAAATAGATACAAAACAGGTTAGTCGTGTTCGTCCTCTATCGGGTACAGTTGAAACTGCAACAGAAATAATTACAACAGATACATTTTCAATTGATAGTCAAGTCGGAAAAATACATAAAACAAAATATACACAGGGTTTACAATTTGCAGAAGAGCAACCGACAACAATGGAGATGCTTAAAGCAGTTCTCGGTGGTCAGATTGATGAATCATCATCACTGGTCCAGTCAATGACACGCTTAGAAGGAAAGGCATATCACTTAGATTTACCTTTATCATTCAAGGACCGGTATAAGAAATTTTCAGTTGTTTCTAACGCACAGGCAGATAGATTAAAACTTGGTCTTGTATATCTCTTTAGCATTCTTCAACAAAAACAAAATCCAACAATTGAATCCATTTATGCACAAGTTAAGAGAAAGCAAGAAATGTTACGAGTTCCAGCAGATATAATTGCTGGAGGATGGCGTAGTTCACCTTATGATTTCTATGCTCTTGCATTGGTAGCAAACTGTCGTTTGGCTCTAATCACAACATCTGTAACGGGGGCTGTAGTAATAAACTCATATTTTAATCCTCAAAATAAGCCGGATATCATTTTGCTGTGGGGTGATGGACCGGATTTGGTTATAGATTTGGATGGTAAAGCGACTCATCATGTAAATACTCTTCCGCCCGATTTATCAAATCAAATGGAACAAATGGATCGTAACGAAACATCCATAAAGAAGATTGAGCAGTTACAAGTCCCTATAGAATCTCTTGGTTCTGCAGTTGTAGCACTTTCTTCTACGGCTTCTGCTGCTCCAGCAGAACCTGTTGCTCTTCAAGTTGCTGAGGAAAGACCAGTTCCCAGTGAAACTGTATCAATTGCCCCTCCATCTCAAGATGTGGCGGATGTTCTTCAAGTTGCTGAGGAAAGACCAGTTCCCAGTGAAACTGTATCAATTGCGCCCACTGAATTGGCACCTTCACCGCCAGTAGAAACAGATGTTGATGAAGGATTTTTAAGAGAACCTATAATTCCAGCACCCGCGTCTCCTGTAGAGGAATCACTGCAAGAACCAGCAGTTGCTTTTGCTGGTATTGTAAATGATAAACCAGAAGAAGAAGCAGTAAAAATAGATTTACCTGCTGAAGAATTCGAAGAAGCAGACGAAGCCCCCGTCCAAGAAGCCTCAGTAGAAGAAGCCCCTCCTCAAGAAGCACAAGAAGCCCCCGCAGAAGAAGCCCCCGCAGAAGAAGCCCCCGCAGAAGAAGCCACTCCTCAAGAAGCAGAAGAAGCCCCCGCAGAAGAAGCACAAGAAGCCTCAGCAGAAGAAGCCACTCCTCAAGAAGCAGAAGAAGCCACTCCTCAAGAAGCACAAGAAGCCCCCGCAGAAGAAGCCCCCCAAGAAAACCAAGAAAACGAAGAATGGAATGAAGAAATTAATCAAATAGCAGCGGCTCAGCCGACCCTGCCGCAACAGCCGCCTTCCGAGCAGCAAATATCCCGTCCACCTCCTCCGGCATCATAGCCAGTTGAAGAACCTGAAATTTTGAATTAATCGGGTGCAGAATTACAAGAGCCAACTCAGTTACACGTTCTCCATAATTCTCTTCCAGAATCCGCCGGTAAACATTCAACTGAATAGAATAATGCCAATAATTTGTATCCGGCAAATGACTGACAGGTCCGAGCATATTATCATAGCGATTTTCAGTCTTAATTTCCTTTGCCCTCTTCCAATCATAGATTGCTAGAGTGCCATCGGGCTTCCTATACACCATATCAATAGAACCCGCAATCATCACAGAGCGGTCCCAAACTAGCCATTCCGTGCGATACGGCTTAAACTTAGAACCAATCTTACGCTGATATTCCAAGAACATTGTCCACTCCGGTGATTCCAAAGGTTCATAATTATCACCTGCTAGATTTCCAACAGGATTAGAGTTGTAATAATGTTCAATATCCAAGTGCATTCGTGTGCCTGCTTCCGATGCGACTGCTCCATTTGCATTCCATCCAGCCTTAATTTCTTCATCCGTTTTCCCATAATATGGCCCCGTAGCAAATTTCTCTTTATTCTGTCGCATCTTTGCTATAATCGCATCGGGGTCAAAATGCTTATAAAGATGACTGATAATTGTTGTACATGATTTCCAACCCGTTGAATCACCATCAATACTATAGGTGTGAGTTGATTCCTCAAATGAGATATTATCATCCCGCGGATGTTTATTTTCAACAGCTAAACGCTGCCAAGGTAGTGCTCCATCTGCTATTGATTGCGGCATCTTACTAACTTAAAAACGAGTTCCCAGTTTCAAATTTTTTATGATTCTCTAAAGCATTTAAGAAACTGAACAGAATCTATATTAATATGTCGTGTGCTTCTGCTCGTACTTGCTGCTTTCGGTCGCGCTCAGATCCTTACCTCCGCAACTTTGCTCTTCCTACGCTAAAGCAGCCTCCTCCCCAAAAGGATTTTGTTGGAACTCTTGCTGGCAGCGATACTGATAAACTAGAGGCTCTTCGCAAGTCCTACATTGGACAACTGACTGGCCTCGGTTATAAGGGTATCAGTGAAAGTGAAGTTTTCACAAATTTCCCTATTGAAGCATCCAAGAATAAGCAGCTCCTCGGCTGCTATGTTAGCAATATGCCTTTCTGTAAGTTTCTAGAGAAGGGGTCAACTCCGGCTGAACTCCTCTTGAAGATGGGGCAGGCATCCGCATGTGAAGAAATGCGCACACTCAGTTCCATTCTTCGTGAGAATCTCCAATTGCTAGATCTTACCATGGTTTTCACAGTGGATAGGACAAAGGTCAATGATTTTCTAGCATTGGATTATATTGTCTATAACGGTAAGCCCGTTGATGTAGACCATCCCATGTGGTTAACTCTTGTACAGAGTGCATTCACGGAACTCATTCTGCTGGTTTCTATTGAGCACGCCGTGTGGCATTTGATGGTTGCGCACATGGTATACATGACTAATTCCCAGCTCTGCTGCACAGAGATTCTTAAGATTTTTAACATGAGCAGCAAGAATGTCTTCATTAAGGCAGCAGAAGTTAAGTTTCTCCTATTTGGCAGCCCCCTCATTTTCAATCAGACCTTGAGCGACAATGAGCATTTCAAGCAGTATGTTGATGAGAAGATTAGTAATTTCATTGAGAACTTCAATATTGATACCGTTTTTGATACATATTTTAACACGGCGGCATCGGACCCCACCTTGAACTGGCTTCCTGGTATGAAGAGCAATATTCAAATCATCAAGAAGTTTGTACGCAGCATTGTCAAGAAGCAGGGCTATTCACTAAGCAATGAAAATGCGGCTCTAACTAAGTTTCTAGGAACGCAGTATGAGAATAATGCCCTTATCACAACAGTTCCTTCCGTAAAGACTATGCTAGAAATGCTTCTAGTTCTTGGTGCAGCATTCCATTCAACAACATTTGAGTTCACGAAGCTCCTCTTTTGTGATGTTTTTAGCAATCCCAAGATGAGCAGTCTTGGTCTCAGTGTTGCGATTGCCACAATTGTGGGTGAAATTAACACAGTGTTCGGGGATCCGTCTCTTTACAATGGAACTCTATATGCGGTAGAGGTTGCAACTCTTAACAAGGATATTGATGAGAACAGAGAAAAAGTAGCAAAGTCATTGAAGGGGTCAGTCTTCTCCAATGATGTGTATTCTACACGCGATGTTATGTTGACACGATTTGCGACAAATACGTATACAACATACATTTAAAATATCCCCGCCCTTAATATGTATGGAGTGGTCCACGCCGACAGTGCGATTATCTATAAGAATAAAAAAAGTTAATACGGAACCCACGCTCCATGACCATAGAACACCGACTCCAAAACAAAAACTTAAAAAGGTAAGTTTTGGTTCTGTAGATATAGTAAAGTTTGTAGCACTGCTAGAATTATCACCCATTCCTATTACAAAGAAGGCACCTGTAAGAAGATTTAGTATTTAGACTTTTCCTCCTCGTGTTCCACCCCGTGTTGCACCACCACGTCCGCGACCACGTCCCCTTGTTCCAGTAGGACCAGCACCGGCAGAAGGAGCTGAAGGAGGAAGTACAGGCAACACAACCTCCACAGCCGCAGTCACTGGCAGACCACCCTCTCCAACAAGAGCCGCCGACAAGGGTCCGTATGAACGCCGGCGATAGATAAACCACCGGTTTAAGAATGAATATTCGCGCAACTTGGGAGACATATTAAAACGTCCACCCATTTCATCATATAATTTCTTAAACATGCCAGAGGCCTCCTTAAGGCCCAGCCCAGTCAATTCTTCCGATGTAAGAACATCAATGCCCATCTCCGCTAGCCGACTACGCAAGTAGACAAAGTTCACCAAGTATTCCTCATGACCATCCCCGATGGTGATGAAGTTCACCTTAATTTTTCGGCCCAAGCCTCCATCGGAATCCGGCAGAGTCAGTTCATCCGGCAATGAATCGTAGAGTTTTTCCACCGACCACATCTCAGTGTCGCCCTCTTTTCCAGATAAAACTCCGCCAAATCCAAGAGGAGCCAACCTATTAAATACGGTTTCGCCATCAAAGCAGCAGCCTACAAAGAAGCCGCCCACCTTCAAGTTATCCGCAATATTCTGCAGGAATCCGTCAATCATAGTCCGATCCTGAAAGAAATAATGGAGCGTAAACATACTGCTAATCACATCAAACTTCTCTGCTGCTTTTCCAACTAATCCAGTTGCCTCTAGGAAAGGAGCAACTTTGCTAGAAGAGCCGGGTGTTCCATATAGCGCCCTCAGCAAACTCTGATCATCCGGTGTAATTCCAGAATCACCCGTGCCCAAAGGTCGTTCGCACCGACCTTGTACGAAAACCATAGGAGCAACCTCGGGGTATTCTAGTTTCTTGTTCAAATACCGGCGATAAGCACCATCCCGTGGATTAATCAGTGAATCCTCCGCTAATTCAACTCCAAGAACCCAGCCGACACGAGCAGATGACCATTTATGGAGATCACCGATTTTACCACATCCCATGTCAAGAAGAGCAGATCCTGCCTGTAGAGTCTTACCGAAGAGAAGTGTTCCCTTGATAAAGTTGTGGAAAGCCCGCAAATTCTTAACCTTGAATTCATTCTGCTGGTCAACCTTGTTCACATACGAACGCTCAACTGCAACTGGCGCAGCCGCTGCTTCAATTTCTGCAGCAAGTTCAACTTCACCCCGCACCATTTCCTCCGTGATAGGGTCGTGAATTGACGCCCATACAGAATCGGCCACCTTTTCCGCATTGAGTGAACCGCCAACAACACCGCGACGATATGCCTCAGTCTTATCCCATCGAATACGCTCGGGTTGCCACCGCCATCCAAGAGCCGCCGTCGGATTATAGGACATCTCAACAATCATATTGCTTGTAATTGGCTGCCCGTCCGCTACAGTGCGAATAACTGACTCCGCAATATCCGTTTCCCTACCATCTGTAATAATCGGAACATGGCACACTGAAGCATAAACATCCACCGGGTCCAGTGGATGGAATACAATTGGCCGATAGTCATCCGTATCCGCACCAGGTAGAGCAATCATCTCCAAAATTGTCTGTCGCGGATTCTTAAAGGCGGGGTCCCGAACACTGCCCACATAGAGACGCAAGGTCTTATAGGTTACCAGTTCATTTGTATCAGGGCGCAACTGAGTCTGAATAATATCATCTGCTAGAAAGTTGCCATCTTCATCCTTCTCCCGCTCAACAATGACAAGGAAATCAACCGTATTCTTCTCAACGGGCTTCCACTTGAACTGAGCAGACCATGTGCCTATTCCCATCGGTAAAGCCAGCGCATTTGGTGTAAAGATGAGTCCGTCCGTTTCATAGGGAACCGTCTTTGTAGTATCTAGCATGGCCGCTGCTTCTACGAAAATCTGTCGCTGAGGAGTTCCCGGTAAGGCAAACTTAAAATGCTTAATGCCAATTATAAGTTGCTGCATAAGAGGTAGCCGAAGTGACTGTTGTGCGGTAGAGAGACCAGCCACTGCTTCCTTTAGCAAGCGATAACGAGCCTCTAATTCAACGGGTGCTCCTTCACCGGCAGAACCAGTAGGTACAAGTGATGAACTGATGAAAGGAAGCGGCCTACAGTCCTTTCCGCCTCGTGTCCGCAAGATATCAAAACTGTAGAATGTATTATGGGGTTCCCCTTTCTTTGTCTGCTGGACCCATTCGCCGTCCAGCACAGTTCCCCGCCATACCGCCGGATCAGTTACTAGTCCAGTAGCATAAACATTCATATTCATGTCAATCAGATATATCTGTCCACCACCTCCAGTTTCATCTCCATATACGAATAGCAGAACACGCAGACCATCCGCCTTATCTGTTACATTATATCCACCATTCAGAGCAAGCAGACTAATCGTGTCGGGAGTATTCTCTGCTGGAGGCAACAAATGTTTCTTCTCCAGTGTAATTGCTTTCGGCCCAGGAAATTTAGTATTCTGTCCAAATAGACTTTTGAATGAATTTAGTACAGCCGCTCGTTGAGAGTTCTTGATAACTGCATGCGAACGCTGTTTTCCCTGTAAAACTTGACCGATTTTGCCGATGAAACTCAGCGGCTCTGTAGGAGCATCCTCCATAATGGCTTCAACCTCCACTTCATATCGCAGGGGTTGATTTAGAATATCTGCCTCCTTAAAAGAAGTTGCTGTTGCATATCTCCTCTGCTGTGTATAGGCTGACTGCCGGATAATGCTCAAATCAAAGCGGGCACCTTTTGCTGTAGAAAAGGAATACCGCCGAATGTATCGGAAACTTTTCTGTAAGAGCGGCCATTTGAGCATAATTTCCTGAAACTTAATATCATCGCGTGACACGTTTTGTTCACGCTTCAACTTGATTCGTACATCATAATCCTTTAGTTCAATCGGCTGAATATCACGAATATTTGCCTTCAGATTACAAGTGGCAGAATCAGGCAATTTGTTTGTTTGACAGTACTTACGAACAGCATCTTCTCCTGTAATAACACATCGCATTCCGCCTTCAACAATGATTGTAAGATAGGGTTGCTGAACCTCTTCTTGAAGACCAATGCTACGTAGCCGTTTCATGATATCCATCCATTGCGTAGCATCCACTCGTTGAATGACTGCTTCTAACTCTGTGTCCTTCAGACTCAGCCATGTGGACCAGAGACCTTTGATTTCTTCGTATTCTGTTTTACGGAGTTCCATACCTACAATATGCGGATAGTTAGTGCTTTCAATTTTTAATGAAAGCAGCACGCCAAATCCATCCCACTAATTCTTGCTTTGTCATTGTTGGCAGGCTGCCCTCTCCATCAGCAGAAATCTTCGCCTTGAGTTCGGTAATTGTCTCGGGAATTGACACCGATGCCGGTGCTAGCCACTTCCAGCCCAATTTAGAAACCAAACTCTTAAATTCTGCTCGTGTAGAATAAGGTCCAGCGGGACCAAGTAGCCAATTGCTGGAAGCGCCATCAATACAGACTACACGGTCGCTAACAGGACGGCCAGTCGGATAGCATACAATCCGCATCTGCTCGGGAAAGAAAACAGCAATAGTAATGCTGCACCAGACTGCTATAAAATCACAGACAGCCGAAGACAACTTATCCTTCAAGCAACTGTCATAATCCCATGACCACTTTTCTAGAGCCTCAGCTTTCAAAAACCAGGCTAGAAAATGTGATTTAATCCAGCCACGTGTCCGACCATTATTTTCTTTATACACATCATCAAACTTCTGCGAGAGTTCGGAAATTTGTGTGCGAATTCCGTTGGAGTGATTAATTTTATCACTGTATCGGAAAAAAGGGTCAGCATCTATACAGGGTATGCTGAGTGGATGAGCAGGAATACTTTCATGAAGAAGTTTCCAACCCGTTCCAGCCAGCCACGCCGGTTCAGATTCAATAATATGCATTGTTTGCTTTTCTAAAGTTTGAAGCGAACAATGCCTATTTGTATTTGAGTTTATAGCAGAAGACAAATTTTTCCAGGATGTATACGGTGCCATCTCTATTAAAATAATGTCTACTTCTGTTTAAATGAGTTAATGAGTGTCTCCCTTTCGGAGAGCTCGGTACGGTTCTTCTTTACAAATTCAATAAATTGTTCAAGAGAATTAAATGTTTCTTGGTCTAATGCGGCGATATCAAAAAAAACTCCGTTAGCATTTTCACTGTAGTGAATATTCTTCTTTTGAAGCAGACGAAGTATCTCAAGATATTCAGGTTCCCCGAGTTGCTTGAGAGCATTTAAAAACTTTTCGCGACGGGTATATTCAGCGGCATCCATTTATTTTCGGAAAGAACTTATAGTGCAATTACTTCCGCAGGAGGAGCAGGTACAGCAGCAGGAACAGCAGCAGCAACAATATCTTCAAGTGTTCCAACTGCCATAATAAATTCATCGTGTGACTGAAAGCGCGTTTTCAGAATCTTAACACGAATCTTATCTCCAATCTTGAGTTCATCAAAGTTTACATTTCCTTGATGAAGATCACGGGGCATAAGAACACGTAATGAATCCTCAAAGGCGGAATATGCGCCCATCTTATTTACTTTAAGAACTTCCGTATCTACAATATCTCCAACTGCTGGATACAACACATCGCACTGAACCTTGCACCGGAATGTAAAATCAGAAGTAAAGGTTCCGGACTTTGCCATTCCGAGGGTTCTACTCAAAAGTTTCAAACTATTTTCACGAATAAATCCCTGCGGTGAACAGCGTCCTTCTAGTTTCTTGCGAAGTTGAAGAGTTAAAAAGCCCTCCATGTCAATTGCGGCAGTTTCAAATTCTTTAGGAGTTAAGACGGCCTGTTCTTCAAGAAAACATGGACGATACATCTTATTTCTTCTTAAAGGTGGGATTTTAAGTCTTCAAATTTTACTCTTCCCTAGTCTTTTTAATAGGATGGCATCCCGCCATCATTAGATGACAATGTATGTCTAAAATTAAGACAAATTTTACTCTAACTATACTATAAAATGAAAACCCGAAGAATAAAGAAACATGTAAAAAATAAGACACGAAAGGCTTTCTTATTCAATCCAGAGAACCCTGACAAAAGTTTTGACGTATATATTGATAAAAATCCTAAAGATACAATACCAATAAAGTATACGACTATTTCTGATGTTGAAAATACAATTCGTACATTAGAACATTTATACAAAATCAAACGTTATTCACATAAACGGATATGGCAAGTTGGAATGATATTATATGTTAGATTAAAAGTAATTAAGAAGATAAAGCCTACACAATATGCTTTAGCATCAAAATATTTTAAGTTTTTAAAGCATCGTACAACGCTTCCAAATCATGAAAGATATAAACTTAATTTTTGCGATTCTTCCGTGTCTTGTTATTAGTCTTGTTATTAGACTTATTATTAGTCGTATTTTCAGATTTATTGGACTTATTTTTAGGCGTGTTTTCAGGCTTGTTTTCTTTCTTTGTATTTTTCAAGTACGTAAAATTTCTATTGCTCAAGACTTTTCTGGTATTAAAAGCCTTGATTGCATCTAAATCAATATTGAAATCCTTAACTAAGTGCTTCATTGTACGGATTACGGCTCCATGGACACGTAATAGATCCTCCTTGTGCGTAGAGTATTTAGGATCATTAACAAGTTCATAGAGTGCATCTTTCAGGTAAGCCATTCCATTCACTGTGCTTAACGCATAACTGTACTGAAGATCAGGGTCTTCAACAGAAACAATGCGACCTACGTGTTCAAGTTCTGAATTTGCCCACTCTAAAACACCACGCACTGTCGGATGATACTCTTTAGGGGATGCCATGTCTACTTTAGTATTACTTTTTCTTCATCTTAGGCCACTGAGAACCAGGCGCATCATAGGAACGTTTAAATTCAACATCATTCAAGAACCACCGCTTTCCGCCCACCCGACGAGCATCCATCAATCGGCAAATAAATTCCAAATATATACACAGCGTGGATTGCTTCATATCCGATGTTTCCTCAATAAAACTTTTCCGAGCAACTGATTTCTTTTCCGCAGCAATCGCCGCTACGGGATACATAACTCGTAAAAGGTCAGTATCCCCATATGTTTCCACAGCCTTGCGTAGAATTCGGATTCGCTCCAAATGCGGCTCCTTTTTACTATCACCAGCACAGTCTTTGCCATCAGTTATAGCGCCCCCCGGTGTATTTTCAACTGTCTTTGCGGATAAGATATTCTGCGCTGATTTAGCCACTAGAAATCCAAAGAGATTTCCACAACGCCGAGCAATCTCAACAATCGGTGCCCCAGCATGACCTTCACTTTCAGAAGCATCTGTTGTAGCAGCAGCAACAAAAGGAGCCAAACTGCTGGGACATGCCGCATATGTCATTTGCCCAGTTCTCTTGCAAAATGTATCAACTCTATTATTTTTAATATCTAATAAGAAATATCCATTAATATCTTCTGATTTGAATATATTTTTCTTCATTACAGGCGCAAATTTACTTAAATTTCCTGAATCCAATTTTCCATTCATATATGCTGTATATAGTCGTTGCTTTGTATTGTAAGAGTAAAAATGATCCCACCCAAAGCCTAATAAAACTTGTTTTGTTTCTACAAGTTCTTTAAAACGAAATGCAATAATTCCTAATTCATCCAACCCTTTCATTTTGGCTTTTAGGTCCGCAGAAACAGGTAATTTGAATGGGTCTGTTTGAACATACACACCTTCAACTAAGTCCAACCATTCAATTGGTGACTCAGGTCCTGCTGGAACACTTCTTGATAATGATGTAGTTGTTCTAGTTGTTGCTACACTTCCAGTATTTTCTTCTTGAGTCTCTTCACCGGCACCAGCAGCAAGAGCCGCAGCAACACTACTCGGTCGCGTTGCACGTGCGCGGTCATCAATATCCTGTGTAAAAGGTCCAACCGGAGGAAGAATCTGTTTTGACCATAATTTTCCATCTACAGTAGAATCTGACCGTTTGTAGCGAAGTGCTAGAGGAATAGATGTATCCGTTATTTCACGCGGCTGAAAAATTACGTATCCTCCACGCAAGATCAAATACCCAGGTTGGCCATTGGATCGCAATTCAAATGATCTATTATTAATAACCACAGAAAGAGCTTGTGTTAAGACTTCTGCAGGAAGTTCCTTGTAAAGTTGTCGGACTTCACTGACTGGCCAAAAAGGCTGAACTGAGAACATTTCCCGCAAAGAACTCTCCCTCAGTAAAATATAGGCCCGAGCATCACGAGCAGTAAATGTGCTCAAGTTCAAATCGTCTTCTCTAACAGATTTAATATCCAACCGACACTGAAAAGAGCATTCTTGATAATCACACATGCTAGAATTTGCCTTATCTGCCAGTTGTATTTCCCCTAAATCCTTGCCCTGCGCATCAATGTGATGCTGTTTTATATCACCCGTTAGCAGAATACCTTCGTGATTTAGAGCACAATCCCACGCACCCATTTTGAGTTGACGCTGAACTAGACCAATTGATTTAGCCTTTTGAACAGCCAAACGATAACTGTATAAATCGCTTGTCTCATAATCCTCCAAAAATAAGCAATATAAATGAATTAAGCAATTGCGTTCTGTTGCTGGAAGTTGTCTATGCGAACAATAACGAACACCGCGGCCAATTACCTGCTCAAGGCGATTTAAGTGATACCAAGGATCTAGCACATGGATTTCACGAATACACTTCAAATCCAGACCTTCACTTGCGATTTGACTGCCAACTATAACCTTGACCCGCGAACCACGAGCAGTTAGAGCCACCGGTTCTGGAAACGTTGTCGCATAAGCAACTGTAGCTCCAACATTATTGGGTGTATAATCACTCGTTAACAATACATAATTTGCGGGCTGAAAACCGGGGCATTCTTCAGGTGAAAGAGGTCCATGCTGTTTTCTAGGACACATCGCACATTGACGCACAACCGGAGAAGAACCACGCAACAGAGGCACCGGTTCTCCAGTCGCATTTACACGTGTATATCCTGCTCTTTCTAAGGCGATACATACAGGTAAAGCACCCGGCTGAACATAGCGGGAATAAATGAAATTGATTCCTTTGCTCGTCTTCACACTATCCAAAATCTTAGCAATCTTTGGTCCATGATTGGGTAAAGCAGCCGGACCAAAAACATCATCGATATTTGTATCACTCCGCCATTCAACAGTTCGTTTATCTTCGCGGAAATATTCTTCCCATCCTTCTTTTCCAAATCGTTCATTCGGGTAGGTAAAATTACCAATCTGTGCCCAAGCATCTAGCACGTTCTTGCGCCGACCAATTTCCATAACATCCTCCCCTGTTTCTTCCTCTCCTTCTGTTACATTCATCTGAAAACGTGTGACCTTTTCGCAGATTGAACCTGCCACCGGAGCAACCCGCTGAATGGGTAGAGCCGCAATCCCCTGCTGGATTTCTTCGGGTACATCAATGTCTTTGCCTCCCTGTAAAGCAGATCTTTCAGGGTAAGGAGCATCTGTTATTGCATCTTCGCCTACCTCGGGATGAAGCCGAATAGGAAATGTAAAAGGATTTTCACCACGCATATAACTGACATAGCGCGTAGCAATATCCTTGATAATTTTCTCAGAATCCGCTTTCAAAAATCCTTTTGAATCAAATAATTCGCCTTTAAGCAAATCAATCTGTTTCTTGTCGTTTAAAATGAGCAAATTCAATAAAAAGAGAATCTCGGGTGCTGTATTAAACATGGGTGTCGCAGTCATTAATACCAGTCGGCAGCCCTCAGTGAACATGAGAATATCCAGCAGAAGTGGTACTATAGCCTTCGCCTCTGCTCCTTCCTCTACTGCTTTCACATCCGGATTTTCATCGGGAGCCAATTCGTCCGCTGACATTGTCTTAGGATCTTGCCGTAGATTATGGGCTTCGTCAATTATGATTAATCCATCATTAAAAAATCGGCGAAGAATCTCATGTTTACGACGCCGGATTTCATCCGCATCTTTTATTGTAGAAGGAATTTTTGCATACTCTTTGTCAATTGAAATCTTAAAAGCCATATATCCCTTGATACTGTAGCGACTTCGTTTAAGAGCTTCAATGCGAAACATAATTTTCTCCTTTTCTTCCAAATCATTTGCGTTTGATAATTTTAAATAGGTTGTCCCAGTACACTGAGCAGAATACCATCCCTTATAAACATACCGACCAGGATCATCCAGAGTAGCGCGACGTAAAACATCGGGGTCAAAAATCGTGCGTTTAAAGCCAGGAGCAATTGAACGGGGAACTATAATATAGGCACGCTTCATAGGTCTCTCTGCTAGAAAGTTCTCCGCAATTGAAATCGCTGATATAGTTTTTCCAACGCCCACACCGTGATATAAAAGTAGTCCGAGAAATGGCGTGCTAGGATTCATAAAACGACTGACGAGACGCTGAACGGGAGATAATGTAAATGCTTCATAGGCTGCTAACGAGCAAGCATCGCCTTTCTCTGTGGTGGAAAAAGGTTGGGCCTTCGCATCATAGAATTCCTTCTTTTTTGTTAATTTCTCAGAAAATTCCGGATCTTCAATATCGGGATAAAGACCCGCATCTTGTTCCCGCTGCGCAGTCCATTCAGTAGGCATAATACCTTCTCGTGTCATTATCCGTGAAAGAGTACTTTCAGCAGTTCCTGTTTCTTTTTTCTCCGCCCATTTACTGAGCACATCTTCGCGCCTTGATTGTAAAGACATCCTCTAAGGTTACTTAATAAAATCGCCCAGTCTATTCATCCGCTGTTAGTGAATTTAACCAAAAGCAATAATTCCGCAAAATGGAAGAAACATGTAATAGTAATTCCTTCTTTTCAATATTGTAAGGTCTAATATGTTCCATTGCATCCTCCCCTGTAAACCATTGAATTGCGCCAATTTCGCGTTCTAGCACAGAATCCCCCGCAGTTATCACAGGATTAATCGCATCAAAACAGAACGCAATATAATATTTATGCCGGTAGTGAACCTTATTAGAGCCAAAAAAACTCTCTTCAAGTGGGAAAATATTCCGACTTATAATCACTGAATCAAGAGGAAATCGGGTTTCTTCCCAGAATTCGCGAATTGCGCATCGCATCTCCGATTCATTAGGACCACGCCTTCCTTTAGGAAATCCCCATTCGGGCTCAGACCATGATGTCCTAGAACTAGTAATGGCCTCTGTTAGAATCGTCTTTTGTATTGTCTCAAACTTTATGCGTGATGGCTCATACTCATGACGATACGGTTTGCTTACTGGACCATTCCACAATTGCTCCCATAAACGCGGATAGTCCCATTCTAACAAACGCTGCCGTTCAAGCATACATGTCTGATCCACTAGAGTTTGAATATATGCTCGGTCTTCTATATCATATTTTCCACGCAATAATTCAATGTATCCGAGACTATCTTTACGACGAATCATCAAAAAACGAAAATCCGCATCTTCTAATCCATTAATTGTAGTATCATTTGCTAGATTCTGAACAAAGTCCTCTTTTTTCATATTTAAGATTTGAATAAGAATAATTCCAAAACTTGTTATTGGCTCAACGCATACTTTATAGTAGTGACCTGGTTTGCCACAGTTAGTACATACAATTGACATTTCAATTTAACCCTATAAAGAAAAGGGTATTGTGTGTTTAAATAGACTAGTATAAATTTCCATTATAACATAGAGCAAAACAGATGCCATTATCAATGCCACCAGAAGTATGGGGTCCAATTTTCTGGGCAACAATTCACACAGTTGCATTGGCATATCCCGATCAGCCGAGTTATCCTCAAAAAAGAGCAGCGAAGGAATTCTACATGAGTTTAGTTGAACTTATACCGTGTCCTATCTGCCGGAAACACTATGCTACTCATTTGAAGACCGCACCTATTGAACCATTCCTGGATAATCGCGCCGATTTAGTGGATTGGACTCTTAAACTTCATAATAAAGTCAATCTAGATTTAGGTAAACCAACTGTAACTCGTGAACAATTTATGAAAGCCTATGAAGAAATGTGTGACCGTGGTCTTCCTATTCCTCCTTCGCCTTATATTCACAAAATTTATGAATCCGCCGACGAACGGTCCTATTATAGAGGAGCCATTGCTGGAGGTGTAAGTGTTCTAGGTCTAACCGGTATAGGTATCGCACTTTATAAAAGTTACGCATAAAAAACACAGTGAAGAATAGGGTATGCCTCCACCAAAGATTATTGAACTTAAAGCCAGCATGTCTGATGAAGACTTTAAGGCCAAATATGAGGGCACACATTTTGATGAAGCAGTGGCAAAACTAATTGTTCGTGAAGACTCAGATATCTATGGTCTAGAACCAGATGGAACACGCAGACTTCTAGCAAAATTTCGCCGAGGAGTTATTCCGCCCTCCACAGTCCAAAATGGCTGGGATTCATTTCGCACATTAGCAATGCCTGGTCGCAATCGCGGTGCCGCTGCTGGACCCATTGATTTTAATTCACCCTATTGGAAGAAACGCGACCCCATCAAGGTAAAAGATGATAAAACCTCTAAGTGGGCAGTACGATACTATGTTAAAAATAAGGATAATAAAGATACAAAAAAGGTCAGCAAGATGCGGGTAAATAACTTAGTTGCTAGTGGTGTAATCGGATTCTATGAGGAAACACCCTTTATGAAGGCAGCCTGTCGCATGACTGTTTATACGCGCAGATATCTTCATCTTTTCTTGAATGGATTACCATTCTTAAAAGCAATTGATAATCAGTTCAAAGCATTAGTGCCAAAAGAGCATAGCCGGCAGTTAGAAGCAGTAAAAGCAAAGAAGAATTATCAGATTCCCGGAACTGCTTTTAGTACTCTTACAGTAAATCTCAATTTCCGAACTGCTCTTCACAAAGACGATGGAGATTTTAAGGGTGGCTTCGGCAACTTATCTGTAATTGAATGGGGCAAGTATCAAGGCGGCTATACTCTATTTCCCCGTTTCGGCGTGGGATTTGATGTACGAACAGGGGATTTTATTGCGATGGATGTTCACGAATGGCATTGTAATACTCCAATGTATGAGTCGCCTGAGGATAAAGTCTATAATATGTCACTCCCCGACATCCGATCAAGGGATCCAACAACAGGTTTAATAGGCTCGGAGGCAAGATATCAGCGTCTAACATTCGTCTGCTATTTCCGCGACCGTCTCCAGCAGTGCGATGAAGGAGAAACAGCTGAATATTATGCTAGAAGTGGATTTGATGAGGCGGCAGAAATAGAGAAAGCCAAATCTAAACCCGTCAAGAGCTTGCTTTTGCCGCAATATAATGATATTGATGACGTTGAACAATCCGCATCAACATTTGCTAAAACATATCGTCAAAGAATACCTGGGGGTGGTACAAGACGTCTTCAGAATTTTATGTCGGGATCTGAAAATCAAACAAAAAAACGTAAGAGAAATCATTCTTAAACTATAGAATGTCCCCACGAAGTTGGCTCGTAGAAGTCGGTTTCATAATTTTCATTATCTCATCGTATGTGTATTTTTTATACCACGATGCTATAAATAGTGGGCTACAAAATGTATACAAATTCGGTGCTTCTGCTATCACAGTTATTGTTGTAGCAACAGGTGTATATTATCTATATAAAAATCCCGAACAAGTTCCATCGCTCCTTACAAAATTTCTTAAGAAAAAGGCATAAAGTAGGGAGACATGCAAAATATCAATCGTGATTTAACTGCCGCAGATTCATTATTCAAAAATGTATCAGGTCGTGGGAGTGGTATATTATCAAGAATTCCAAAGCCATCATTATCTTTGCCTGACCTGGGGTTTCCTCCAGCAAGTGAACCTATTAAAAGAGTTCTTACAGTTGTAGGACTCATTATTTTTTTATTAATGGTGGGTTTCATACTTTTATTTATTGTAAATTCCCTTTTTCCTTTCACTGCTTTTTACGATAATGGACTTTTAGCATCTCTGCCGAGTTCTAAACGTTATTGGACAAATTTAAAGATACCCACAGGTGGCGACCCACCCTCCGGACTTTATGTTAATAAAGATGATAGTATTGCAAAGAGACCAACTAATTACAGTGTAATGTTTGACTTAAACATTAATAGTTCAAAAGCACCCGGCATGGGCTCATATCGTCATATTCTTCACAGAGGCAGTGATGACTTTAACCAAGAAGTTGGCTCTGGCATGACACAGAAGGTGACTGGAAATACGAGCAGTGATGCAGCATTTGAAGCGTCAGCCGCAAGTAGCGCATCTGCTGGAGGCATCCCTCTTCCTATTTATATGAACCCCGGCGTTTTCCTTCATCCGTACCGTAATGACTTAATCTTCTTTTTTCAGACTGAAGCTGCTCAAAAGACCGTAGTTGGCTATGATGTTTTATATCTTGAAAGTCTAGCATTGGAAGATATTCCGCTTAGGGAATGGTTTCGCATAACAATTGTTCTGAATGGCACTATTGTTGATGTTTATAAAAACGGAGAATTAATGAAATCCATTATTCTAAAAGGTGAGCCCCGTACTGTTCCAGCAGATTGGTATGGACGCAGTGGACCAATGGCTGCATATGGTGTTCTTCAGAATATGAAAATCTGGAATGGAGCACTAAATCCCAAGCAGGTAAAAGATGCCGCAAGTATTGCGATGCCCGCAAAGATTGTATTAGCAGAGGCAGGAGAAGCATGTGAAGCATAAACGCCGTATATAACAGGATGGAACAGTCAATGACACCTTTAGATGTAGCGAAATATATTGGTGTTGCTGTCTTAATATTTGCTATCATTGGTGTAACCGCGATGTATTTACAGTATAGGAAAATGGAAGGGAATCCTGGACCGTGGAAATTTACTCCGGCTGAATTTCCAATTGTTCTAACGGGTGTTCAGTTGAGCACAGTTACTAAAGGAGCATATACGCTTTCCAGTTATCTCTATATTGAAGGTTCAAAAGAGCAACGTGTGAATCCTCAACCTCTCTGGAGATGGGGAATAAACGACCCTATTCGTAATGCGTATGCGACAATGCTTGCTTCCTATATTCCCGCAGAAGAGAAGATTCGTTTTGATTTTAGAACTGCACCGACGGGCGATGAACACGCATCTGCTTCCGAGACTAATCTTAAAAAGATTGTATCGATTGATATAACCAATATAAATCCGCATAAATGGTTTCATATTGCTATCACAGTTGAAGGTCGTAGTGTAGATATTTATGTGAATGGCCAGCATTCTAATAGTATTCAATTACCCAATATTCTAAAACAGTCCACAGATGGCATACAAATGGTTGGAAATTCGGGAATCCTGGGCAAAATGGCTTTATGGAATATAACTGAAGGTCGTCTATCGGATAAAGAAGTTTTAGCACAGTACAAAAGCACATCTGATATATCGGGCCCTCTTTTACCTGTTGATTATTCATTCGTATTTAAATTTCCAAATCTTAACTTCTGTCCTGGAATGCCCTGGTGTGAGGAACTTAAGGGCGATTGTAAAACCTATGTAAAATACGAATACGCTTAGCAAAGTTTACCCAGTTTTTGTATTTGCTATTCTTAGAGAATGAACAATGCTAGAGCGGCTCTTTCAGGTGCGGGTGGCGGAAGTTTAACAACAAATGTCATCTATGTTCTTGTGTCATTTGTAATTGTCTATGCGGTTTATCGCCTTGTTTATCCGCAGAAGGACCCTCGTGAGGCTCTAGTATTGGAGTTCAATGATGGTGCAACTGCACAATCAAAGACAACTGATACTGACCAAGACAACTTGCCGCTCCTCTTTACGGGTGGAGAATGTACTCTGGCCTGGTGGATGTATGTAAGTGACTTTGAAGTTCGTTCCGGCCGCATGAAGCACTTAGTTACATTGAAGGGAGCGGGAGCAAACTATAACTCAATCGTCTGCGGTATTTACCCCCTTGAAAACAAACTCATGATTCGCGTCCGCACAGCCGGTACAAATACTCCCAGTGGTGTTGGAGCCAATGCGGCCAACACAGTTACAACTTCTGGCACTGAGTACACTGATGTAACTGCCTATAACAATCTCTTCGGTCCCCAAAATGCAGGCATGAAGGATTTCATGAACACCGTTAACTACCCTATTTGCGACTTACCTGAGTTTGATCTCCAGCGCTGGGTTCACGTAAATGTTGTTGTCAATGGACGCGTCTGCGACGTATATCTGGATGGTAAGTTGAGCCGCAGCTGTATGTTAGACAATGTGATCCAGTTCCCCAAGGCAGTGGGTTCTGCTGGTATCACAGTGGATGCCTGCCAGTTCGGCGGATTTGGCGGTGCTTTGAGCAAGGTCCAACTCTTTAGTTATGCTATCACGCCTGACCGCGCCTACTCCCTTTACCAGGCCGGCCCTACCCTGAAGAGCAATACCTTAGTTGACAGACTCCTGGCCCTCTTTGGAATCAATCTGACTTACAGCGCCTACAAGGTCACACCTCCGCAGGCCTCCTGCTCAAGTTCAAAGAGTGTTAATGTGCCCGGTACAGTCGCGAATGCCCTGGATTCCGCTGGCTTGACAACCAGTGGTACATTAGGAAATATACTGTCAAATCCCATGGCTGCTGCGGGTGGACAATAAATACTAAAATTCAAATACTAAATATATAATTTCGCACAGTCATACTGTCTGAAATTATTACACCTAAGATAGAGAAGAGATATGGATGCCATAATGCCCAATATTGTTGGTACTGGTACTTTAGATCAAGTTCTACAGGCGGTTGTTGTAGTCCTCTTCATGTATGTATTTCTTTCTATTCTCAATAACCTGGGAATACTTTACAATACATGGCTGGAAATGAACACGATCTTACAGCCTGATACGACAACATCTAGTGATACATATACACAAGAGCCCAATTTGGATTCATCCAAAACGTGTTTTATGAGCAGAAATGAAGTAAATGGCACAGAATTCACATACTCAGTATTCCTAAATTTCCGTAATTCAAACTTCGGTAAGGAGCAGAATACCCTTCGCCACGTCTTCCACAAGGGTTCACCGCCGCCGGATGCTTACCCGTTAATTTCCCCTGGAGTGTATACATTGAGTGATAAAAATACTCTCCGTGTCTACGTGGGTTCTGCTGATAAGTGGGATAACTTCGTTGAAATCCCGAATATTCCGGTGGAGAAGTGGTTTCATTTGGTTATCACATGCAAGGGGCGCAGCATTGATGTTTTTATCAACGGCAATGTAATCCAGCGCATGAATCTATCCTCTGTACCCAAGCTCAACTTCGGTGATGTATATGCCTTCCAGAACATTTCAAATGAAGACAACCGCATTGATGTTGCTCCTGATAGTCGTTACAATGTAAATGGTAAGGCGGATGGTATGATAAGCCGTTTTAACTATTTCGCGTATGCCTTATCATATGCGGAGATTGACTCATTGTACAGACAGGGGCCCTCATCCAAGATTGTCAGTGCCCAGAACCAAATCCCACCGTATATGGCGGATGCTTGGTGGGTACAGAGCTACCAAGGCATGTAAACACAATATACAACCCCTAATTTCCAAACCCTGAATCTATGAGATTCATAGTTTAAGAAGTTCTATATATTCCTTACAGATAAAACAGAGATGCCCGGTGGCTTAATACCTTTAGTTTCATTTGGCCGTCAGAATATTGTTATAAACGGTAATCCACAGGTTACTTATTTTTACAAGACATTTAAACGTCATTCCCACTTCAGCGAAGAGAATATTACAATTCCACTGGATGGTCCTCAAGAATTGAATTTAGATATGCCTATACGCGTTCGCACCAAAGTTCAACGTTTTGCTGACTTAGTACGAGGTATTTCTTTGCGCGTGCGTATTCCTGATATCTATAGTAAAATCGTGGCGGGAAGAGCCAATCCTCATAAATTCCAGTGGGTTCATCAATTAGGCTCCCAACTCATTCAGTCCATTGCTATCTTCGTCGGAGGCTCAAAAATTCAAGAATTTACTGGCGAATGGTTGGCAATTCGTGCTCAATTGGATTACAACACAGATCATTATAGTAAATGGCGTATTCTAGTGGGTGATACTCCAGAAATGAATGACCCTGCAAATGGAGTTTACTCGGCAACAACAGGTAAAACATACCCAAATGTTACACAAGCATATACAGGTGTTGATCCAACTAGTCCACAAGTAAATAATCCCAGTATTCCCGGTCGCTATCTCCTAATTCCGCTACCTTTCTGGTTTAGTGAAGGCCTCGGAAATTCCCTACCTTTAATTGCCTTACAGTATCACGAAGTAGAAATCCAGGTTACATTCCAACCTCTTCGCAATATTTACACCGTAACAGATGATCAAGGATTCCGTGTTCGCTACGGATATCAGAATGTGGCCATTGTCGGCACCAATGATTCATTTAGTGCGAGATATCAATCCTCCAATGATCCAAATGGAACACCACAGAACTTTTATGTAGATTATGGAGTTACTGTTCCCGCAACAGAATATTTTAATCTACAGCCGTCTCTACAAGTGAACTATATCTATCTTGCTGATGAAGAACGAAAATTCATGTCCGGACAGACATTCCAATATATTACCACACAAATTCAAGGATTTAATTACCAAGCAGTCAACAGCCGCACAAAGTTTGATTTGGACGCGCATAATATGATTCGCCGAATGGTTTGGTTCGGACGCCGCAGTGATTCAATTGTCTATCGTAATGATTATTTAAATTGTACAAACTGGAAATATGCGGATGTTCGGCCAGTTCAAGCGGGTAGAGATTCTAGCAATGTTCCTATTGCTGGAAGTTCGGGAATCATAGTCGCAGGAACACAACATGATATTCTACAATCTGCTAGAATCCTGTGTATGGGCAATGAGATTTTTGAAGAAAAACAGGCGGAATACTTCAGTCTCCAGCAACCATATGATAACTTAATCGGTGCGCCCACTGGCATAGTAGGAAAAGATTCAATCGGTCCTCTTTATGTATATAGTTTTGCGGTCAAAGGGTCAGACCTTCTCCAGCCTTCTGGGTCACTAAATGTATCCGTCATTAATAACTTCCAACTAGAAGTTAATCCTTATCCCTTACCACTCAACGCTGAATACGATTACGATTTCACAGTCTATGTGGAAAGCGTAAACTTCTTAATTATCACGTCGGGTATGGGATCGCTACAGTTTGCTGTCTAAACTACTGGTTTTGTATATCTACGCAAGGCTTCCAAGCCAAATTTCCTCTCCCCCGCAGGCCGAGCATCACGCAGCCGGAGTTCCAAGTACCCCGACTTCTTTGTTGCATTTAATTTCGTCAAATCAGGGAATGCCTTGTGCAAGGCTTCGGCTGACTTAGTGACCCGATTCATAGTACGTTCTTCCTGCATACCTCCTGCTTCCTTATAATAGGCTGTCTTGGGAGCCACTGTACGGAAACGAAGAACACCGCCATCTGCTACATACATAATGAGAGACCGCAAATAATCCTCCTTATCATCGATTGTAACACGCAAGACATCAATACCTGGATTAGTAATTCCCCAGAAGGCTCCAATAATATATTTCAAATCAGTTGTAGGCTCTCCCGCCCGCATGAAAAATCCGTTCGGCACAGGATAGATTCCCCATAAGCGAAAACCGGTCTTCGCAGATTCAGCAAATGCTTCACGGATAAACTTATCCAAGTCCCGGAGAGGCATCTCATGTCTTCTAGCAGTCTCAGAATATTCCAAAAACCCCTTAATATCATCATCCATATTGACAATCTGCTGGCCAACAGGATAATGCTCAGTGATAAAATTCCGCACGGCTGCCATTCCCGGGATGGCAACTATTAGTTTCCCATAAGTTCCAGCCTCAAGTGTGGCCGCATAGCGTTCCTTCTCTTCTGGAGTAGCAACGAATACATGGATTCGTTCTGCTGGAATCTTATGGTCTTTTAAAACTTGTAGAGTCTTATCCCGTAGAGTTTCTGCTCGTTTATAAGAAGGAATTGCAACAATATAGTTGGCCGATCCTCTTTTCTTACGTAAAGTCTTTCGTATAAGAATTCTACTATTTCGTGTTTTATGCCCAAGCATTCTCTATTTAGAATATAGGATTTATGGCAGGCGAATCATTACAAGATCGCTCCACATTTGACTCGGAACGATTTGGCAAAAAACTCGGAATTTACGTTGGTGCGTCGTTTGTAGTTGTTCTTCTTCTCGGATTTATTGTATTATCTCCCAGTTTGATTATGAATGATTTTATTTATAAACCTCCTTTGATGCGAATCATTCTCGGTATTTATGCTTCACTGTGTTTTCTTTTTATTATTCCGTATTATATTTTTATTGGAATAACAAATAATGCTGCATCACCTAAAAAATATGCTCTTTTTCCACTTTCCTATGTTGACAAATATGAGTGGTTCATTTCAAACTATTTATTTGGAAGAAATAGTTGGATAAATACACTTTGGACACCCGATAATGATGTTATTAAACAAATGTCATGGTTAAAGCCGACACCGCATCCTAAAGATATAAATCCTATCCCGGTGACACTTGAATCTATTATCGGTTAAGCCTTCTCATAAAATGCAAGAAGTTCCGGCTGTCTCTTAATAAAATCCTTCATCTTATAATTTGTTAACTTCACAAAAGGATTAGGATTTTCCCGCATCTTTTTCTTATCAAAGGTATTCTCTGAATGTGCCATTACAAGCATAACTTTGAAAGGATCAAGTTGAAGCATCGGCTCCGTATATTTATTAACAAATGATGTTTCTTCTGCATGAGTCACTGTTTCATCGTAAGTATGTTTCTCTAGGAATCGCCGCCGATAAGCAAATGTACCATTCGTAGCATGATTCGGTGCGTAAGGTCCAAACTGATAAATCTTCTGAATATCGGTATAATACATGAAAATCTGCGAAGAACCGCAAATATCGTACTTTGGATTGGACATTAGTTTCTTTACAACATGTTCAACCCGCTCTGGAGAATAATAATCGTCATCGTCCATACAGACAATAATATCTCCTTTTGCGGCCGCGTTCAGTTTGTTACGCTTCATTCCAATATTCATCTTTTCATCTTCTGCTAGATATACAATATTTGTCAATCCAGACGCATCTATTAAGTCTTTAATCTTATCGGAGCCATCGTCTAAAACAACGAGTTCCATGCGATTCTGCGGATATGTTTGAGACAAAAAACAGGCAATCATATGCGGAATAAATCGTCGGCGATTATATGTTGGGCAAACTACACTAACAAAAGGTCTTGACATCTTATCACACTAACACAAGAAGGCGTTAAGTCCCTTCTTCCGCAGTAGCCTTCCTATAAAGTATGTCTTTCAAAGTACGCTCAAAAGCCTACGGTTTTGAAAAAATTTGAATAACAGCAACCAACCCCAAAAAGCCAAAAAGAATTAGAAATGGACTACGCATTGAAGACCGTTGAAAATATTCTGAAGAATTCACTGACAGGTGAATCCGAAATGGCTCCTCAGCCTGCCCATATTAGAATTCCTCTTAAGATTCACCAGCGTGCTCTTCTAAATGCGGCCCGCAAACTAGAGACGAACCGACCTGCTGGAATTATCTGTGAAGATGGAGCAGTTATGTATACAAAGTATGGTGTTATTGCAGACCGTGTAGGTTCTGGCAAGTCCCTCGTTGCTCTTTCCTTGGCCGGAATGGACCGCCCCCAGACAGAAATGTTCACCGCAGAGGCATCAAATAATCACGATGTTGTTGTGATTAAGAAGCACGATGATAATAAACGGCTTCTAGCACGAGACTATATTCTAGCAAATACATCTCTGCTTGTTATTCCTCATTCACTCGTAAATCAGTGGGAACGCTATGTCAAGGAACAGACAACTTTGAAAACCTTGATGGTGAAGCAGCGCAAGCAGGCATCTAGTACCACAATCAAGGAGGACATTAAGAATCTTGATTTAATCATCGTCAGTTCAACAATGTGGAAGGATTTTGCCGCGCAGGAAAATGTAAATAAGATTTGCTGGGCTCGTCTCTTCATTGATGAGGCAGATACATGCCCCGTCAGTATCACAGGCGAAGACTCAGTCCGTGCGGCTTTCTATTGGTTCATTTCTGCCAGTTGGCTAAACATGGTCTTTCCCTCTTTCACAAACATCTGGCGTCAAGAGGCATCCAAACTACTCTATCCACTTGCATGGGACGCTTTCAAGAACTCGGGAAATTATATCCGGATTGAGGGTGTCCGCCGTAATAATATTGTAAGTCGCATGTGTGTCTCTACAACACACAGCACTCTTCGTACAAATTACAGTTGGCGTCTAATTCTGCGCAATAATGAGGATTTTATCCAGCAGTCCCTCAAGATGCCCGAAATCATTCATCACAGGTGGATCTGTGCTGTCCCGCAGAATGTCCAACTTCTCCATGATATGATTGGCCCACAGGTTATGGAGATGCTTCATGCTGGAGACCACGAATCCGCACTTGAAGCCCTCGGTATCCAAGAGGATTCTGCCACAAATGTGGTGGAGGGCGTAACTAAGCATCTCCAGCAGCAACTGGATACAGCCATCAAGTTCCGAGACTATCGCATGTCAACTGCCTTTCCTTCCGAGAAGGCCAAGCAGGAAGAGAAGGAAAAGTGCGACGGAAAAATCGCCGAGATTGAGGCAAAACTGGTTGCACTAAAAGAGCGCGTAACTGAGTACAAGGATAAGTCGTGTCCAATTTGCTTCTGTGACCTGGAGAAGCCTACACTAACTCCCTGCTGTAAGAATCTCTTCTGTTTCGTCTGTATGGTGGAGTCTCTCCGCCGGAATCCGGCATGTCCCCTCTGTCGTGCAACCATTTCTCTCAGTCAACTCAAGGTTCTAGGTGATAAAGCACAGCCAAAGGAAAAGAAGAAGGAGGCTAAGCCTTTGACAAATGAGGAAAAGACTAAGGCAGTCCGTCTTCTAGAGTTTCTTGAAAGCAATAAGTATGCCAAGGTTTTGCTCTTCAGCAACTACGACAAGACTTTCAACAAGCTGACGCCTATCTTTGAGGAGAAGGGTATCACATACAGCATGGTAAATGGGACTTCTGCTCGTATCCAGAAGATTATTCGTGAGTTCGGTGAGAGCAAGCACCAGGTTCTTTGCCTGAATGCCCGTCACTTTGGAGCCGGTCTCAATATTGAAGCAGCAACCCATGTCATTCTGTTCCACAGGATGGCAGAGGAGATTGAAAAGCAGATTATTGGTCGCGCCTATCGCTTTGGACGTCAGGCAGAATTGGAGGTTATTCATCTACTCCATGCGAATGAGACTGGAACAGCCTATGATTCAAACCATTTTCTGGCTGCACATGATCAAGGAAATGTTATTCTTCACCTTTAACTTTTGTAGCCTTCTTTCGGGGTACACGAACTGTTGGAACTGCTACAGCCACCGGAACTATAACACGAGATCCATGAATCGGACGAACAGTTGGTGGTAATAAAACTTCTAACCATTTTTCAAGACGTTCGGGTGGAGGCATTTCACGAACACAAGTTAATTCAAACCATGCATTTGCTGTCTTAGAGGAAGCAGCAAACGAAATTAAAATACGATATGCTCCTTCAAACCCCGCATTTCGATGGGGTGATTTATGATTAGACAAGAAATCGCGGACTTCACCCAAATATTTAAACTGATTAAAGAGCCAGGATTGACGACTCAGAACAGCAGTATAAACCATTGTAACATCCTTCACCGGTTTTTTAATACTATTCATTAATTCAAAAAATAGACGGGTATTAACTGCTTGAAGTTTTGCGGTATAGGAATAGGGAAATAAATTCCAGTACTGGAAGAAAAATGTATAATAATCAATTCTATCAGATTGAAGGATGTCATGTAAAAGTGTCCTATAGTATTGATATGATTTGCGCGTATCTGTGATATTACTCTTTAGCCAATGAGGAAGTGTTTCATGTAAGTGAAGACCCGCCAAGTTCATATCGTTATTTTCTAGAGCCACTTCACGCATAATATCCACTTGATTATTGAGAATCTGCATTACAGCTGCTTTTAGGTTTTCTAAGCGACTAATCCGATTTGTACTTTCAATTCGCGGTTTAAAATCACCGCTTTTAGTCAATCCGTATTTCTGAACATTAGTACTCCAGATTTGAAGAATTTTCCGTAAATCTCCTTGGTGAAGAAGTGATAATTCCGTTACTGTATCAGGACTGGGTGTAACTGTCGGATGCTTTTTAATTAATAAATTCTGAATTTCGCTAATAGACGGCGGGATGATTTCAAATGAAAGACATAATCTCATCAGTGGACGATATTTCTTGTCGGCCCACTCGTTACTAATACAGAAAATCGCATTTACACCCGTATATTCTTTCAGGGCTTTGATAATTTCAGTTAAACCACCACGGTCACCAGAAGACATTCCATCAATCTCATCCAAGATTACGCCAAGAGGACGATGGCCTTCAGGGCGGAAAAAATCTGCAACATTATTACTTTGAAGCAAGGGCTGAATTATTTCCGCAACACCTGCACGGTTTCGTACATGGCTAGCATTACATTCTACTGCTCGTAGGTTAGAAGCAGCACATACACGATATGCTAGAGTTGTTTTTCCTACACCGGGACCTCCGTATAAAAATACAGCAACGGGATTTCGTCGTCCTGATTTACTTGCCCATTCTACAAGTTTTAGAAATATGTCTTGATGAATTTCTTCAGCCATCCTGCTTTGATTTGTCCGTCCATGTTTTATATGGGCAGATAAACTTAGATTAAGTATACCACTATATTTTTACGCACAGCCTGTTCCAGCAGTAATACCCGCCCATGAAAGACCGCGGCTCAGAGCATCGTTACACTTCTTCTGCTGGGTGTCAGTTGCAGATGTTAAGAAGATGTAATCTTTCTCCTCAGGTCTGGGGGGTAGGAGAGGATCTGACTTCTTCAGACCGTTACGACGAGAAACACCGATGAAATCAACGCACATCATTTTGCCGTTCGTATGCGTCCCCATAAAAGTCAGATAGTCAGGGCAAGATGAAAGATACGGGGGCCAAGTGGGGTAAGTAAACTGCGATGCTGCTACAAACCAGCGGACATAGAACATCCAGAAGAGAGCCATTAGGAATAAGCCGGCGCCAATTGCCAAAAACGGACGCCCCTGTTTATCAAGGTAGGTTCCCGTTAATGCAACATAAACGAAGAAGATTAAAATGCCAAAAGCAAGTGGTGTGTATATCCGAGCAAGAAAATCAAGAGTTCTCTTTGATATAGCCATCTCTACTTTACCTTATAAAAATTATACTCAATTTCTGGCAGTATAAATGCCCTGAAATTTGTATATTAACTAGATTTCTATATTTAACCAGTACGCGCCCAAACAGAGTAAGAGCCAGGGCCCGCAACTGCACCCTGAGAACCCGTGCTGTTTCCTCCCGCAGCACCATCAAACCAGCCGAGTTCAATGTAGCCGGTCGCGAAGTCCGTGCCGTTAGAAGTACCAGACTCGCCGAAAGCACCGCCAACGCCACGAGGTGTGACCAACTGAACCTTACGGTAGACAGTTGACTGCGTGCTGACAAAGACAGAGCGGCCCATATCCTTTACAATAACTTGACCAGGGGTGCTAACGTTATTGTATGCCACAAGAGATGAAAACCAGCCGGCCTGACTATTCAGTGTAGTAGCAGCACCAGTTGTGGCATTCAGAGAAAAGATAGCATTGTGGCATGAGGATACATTGATGAAAAAACGAGGGCCAGAAGACTGAGAAGGAGAGCGCATAACAGAGGACATTCTTATATAGTATAAACAGATTTTTTTTAATCCTATAACTAAAATAGAGAGAATGAACGGTCGTGTAAATCTTGAACCTGCACAGAGCCCAACTGGGTCATTTAATCAGGTTGCTAGTCAATTTAGTTACACAACAGCTCTAAATTCATCAGTAGCAGCAGACTTAGTAAGAGGTAATGTTGAAAAAAATACACTCAATACGACCTTTTTTAGTCCAGCAAATGTACAAATAGTTCAAAATCGTCTTCAATATGAAGTTTATACCAGAAGCCAAGGAAAATACCGTGTAGGTCCTCAAAGTGCTGAAAATCTACTGATTATCATGCGTGCTATGTATTATCAGTATGGTAAAAACTTAGAATGTAATATAAAAGAGCAAATTCAAGAATTAAATACATACGTTGTTAACTATGCAGTTCCTAAGATTCTAAGTGAAGTGGATATGTATCATCAGTATCGCAAGGATATAACAACTCTTCCTGTTCCAATGTTACAACCGGTTAATATAAGCCGTGCTGGAACCAAGAGTCTACCTCTTAAGCCTTTCTTTTAACAATCTTCTTCTTAGGCTTAGGACCGGAAGATTCCGCCGGAACATTAACTTCCTGACGCCATTCAGTGTAAGGGGTCCAAGCCGCCATAAACTCATCCAAGTCATCTAGCCACAACTTCTCGGCTGTTGTGCCCTCTAGAACACTGATTTCCTCTTCCACACCCGCAATTTCTCCCTCCAATGTGATAACAGCGGACGCCTTAAGACGGTCAATGCGCATTCGTAGCAGATATTCATACCCATCAAGACCATCGCCCTTAGACAGCGCAGGAAGTTCCAACTGCTGGAGATCTGCTAGAAGATCCAAGTCCTCCGTCTTACCAATAACTAGTGTCCCATCAATCACAGCCATAATGAACTTACGCTTGGCCTGCATATCCAGAAGATGGCTCTTCAAAGAAGCCAACTTGTGGATCTTTCTCTTAACATATGCTCCTAGACGGGTACCAATGAACTCTTCAATGATTTCACCCACACTTGCATACCGCCGAATCTTTCCAGCAGAATCAAATGCCACCATATTTGTCAGCCTGAATGTTGAGACAAGTTTGAACTTACTCATAAATTCAGTCTCGTAGGCGGGTGTCTGCCGGAAATGCCAGTAGGATGACTCTGACAGTGTCAAGATAAAGTCCACATCTACATCATTATACGCCTCCTCAAATCCCCTCAGTGTAAGTTTTCCTCCCTGCTCATCCATTCCAGCACATTCGCCGGCCAACATTCCCTCCAAGAACTCCTTATAGTCCCGCGTCCACATTCCAACAGGCAGTTCCTTGATACGAATCTGATACTTCTCATCATCCCACTTGATTATTCCTGATGTTGACCATCCCTTGCCACCTTCCATTGCTTTGACAGGGCCGCGGAAACCGAGCCACCATGGCTGGAAAGAACGCTTTGTTAGATCATTGACAGCGCCAGAAAGCCGATCCTTAATCGCTGAGACCAAATCTACCGGATTGTAAGGCAGGATATCTGTGGAGAAACCCGTGCCAATACCGATGCTGCCATTGACTAGAAGCATTGGAATTGTTGTGAAATATGTCTCCGGCTCTACAGCAACACCATCATCATCTACATGCTGGAGAATCGGCTCGTCCTCCTTGCGGAAAATCGTCTTCAACACTGGCTCCAGATGAGTATGGATATAACGAGGAGAAGCAGCGTCCTTTCCACCCATCAGACGAGTTCCGAACTGACCATTAGGAGCCAGCAGATTAATGTTATTGGAGCCAACGAAGATTTGTGCCATACCAATAATCGTGCTGGTTAGTGATGCTTCACCGTGGTGATATGCGGCCGTTTCGGAGACATATCCCGCCAACTGCGCAACCCGAATCTCCTGTGTTAGATTACGCTTGAAGCACGCCCACAGAATCTTTCGCTGACCCGGCTTCAGACCATCTAGAATACTGGGTAGAGACCGAATATTATCTGCCGATGAGAAATGAATCAGTTCATCGTTAATAAATTTCGTGTAAGGAATCTTTGACCCTCCCTTCTCAACTGAGAGAACACGCTTTGCATCGTAGGATGCCAACCAATTCTTGCGGTCATCAGCACGCTTCTTGTTGAAGGCCATGTCAATCGAGCCGTCAGCACCCGCATCCCACTCAAAGTCGGCTGTTGTCATATTCTCAAAGTATTCACGGGCTTCGGCCGCCGTAGAAGTACCCAATCCCTTATAATACTTGCTCTTCCAGCCACGGCCTCCATCATTTGCGGCGGACCACTTATCGTACTCCTGCTGGCTGTAGAAAGACAAAGGATCCTTTCCACTCTTGAAAACCTTGAGAAGCGGAGTTAGCAACGAGCAGAGAAAACCCATCTTGAGAAGTTCGGGCCACTCCGTGTGAAAGAGATTGATGAGAAGACCCTTAATGTGTGACCCATCTACATCCTGGTCAGTCATAATCATTACACGACCGTAGCGGAGTTGCTCCAGTTTAGAATACTTCTGACCGTATGACAAACCAAGAATCTGCTTGATTTGGTTGAGTTCCGCATTCGCATTTTTCTTTGCTAGTGCCATATCTTTCACATTCAAGAGCTTACCACGCAAAGGAAAGACTCCATAGCGTTCACGGCCCACAACCTTCAGACCTGAGATTGCAGTAGAAGCGGCTGAATCTCCCTCAGTCAGAATGAGTGTACACTCATTGGACTTCGCCGTCCCTGCCCATAGAGCATCCTCCAGTTTCACGATACCACGCACTGAAGCCCGTTTCTTTCCATCGGTCTTCTTCGCATCCTTCATAAGCCGAGCTGCTAGAATGTGCTGGGCTTCATCTAGCAGACCAATCTTTACGAGGGATTCACAGAACCGGTCAGAAATTTTAGGTTTAGAGCCGAACTTGGTGGCAAGAGTTGTTAGCGACTCCTTTGTCTGAGTATCAAAACTAGGATTGACAATGACAGAGCGAATAAACCATGTCAGTGAATCCTTGAGAAGCGGAGGTGTAACTTCAACCTTCTTCTTCTTGGCTAGTTCGCAGAACTCCTTAAGAACATGAGTTGCAACATAGTCAACATGCTTGCCACCCCGCCGAGTTAGAATACCATTCACAAATGAAAGATGGCGATCATCGGGCGGCTCATCCTTGTAGAGACGGCTTGTTAGAATTGCACCAATTTCCCAGCGTTCACCAGCATCCTCGTATGCGATAAGCGCATCACGCCGCTTCTTGGGTGTCAACTTCTTGATGTCTTCTGGAAGACTGGCCGTGTCTAGCGGAGTAAAGAGTTCCATGTATGCTGCCATTGAGGGAATGGGAAGTGGAGTCCCGTTCAGATAAATCGCACAACCGGGCACACAGACAGCGGCCTCGTAGCATCGGGTCTTCAAGACATCAAGCATATCTGCTGGAATCTCCGTGATTTCATCACCGTCCTCAGACCAATGAAATCGTGACAAATCCGGCTTATAAGTAATCATAGTTTTCGGCTCAGTTGCCTTCATCTTTTTTGTTACCGGATCCAACTTGACCTTCTTGTTATTAGTCCAGGTGTAGGTTGTTAGAGTTTGTGCTTTGACACTAACAATTTTCACTGAAAACTCCTTGCTGAAAATATTCGTCAACTTCGCACCATAACCATTCTTGCCACCCACAATCTTCTCTTCCTCCTTGTTGTAGTTTCCACTCGTCAAGCACTGGCCAAAGATGAGTTCCGGCAGAGGAATCTTATATTCGGGATGAATTTCTGTTGAAATGGCATCGCCATCGTTGGAAACTGAAATCTGCGTGGGTGAAATATCAATCCGAATCTGCGTTACTGGATTGACACCTGCCTCCTTCTTGCGAATTCGTTCCTGCTGCCGAACATAATGGTCTGTCGCATTTACGAGAATTTCATCAAAGATCTTGAAGAAACCTGGACAAAACTGAGTCTTCTTCCATACCATGCGTTTGATTGCGGGATCAAAGATCCAACGACTCTGTGTCGCCGTATCAATTGACCCAATATACGTATCGGGGAGCTCCAAAATGTGCTCCTCAAGTTCCTTCTTAGTATAATTTTCCGGATTCATTCTGTCTTACGTTTATAACCGTTCCTTAGGGTTTCAAATTTTTAAGTAGTGGCGGAGCGAAAGACAATGCTGAAAAATTTAGACAAATTTTCAAATCCATAGGTATTTGAGCAATATAAATAATATTTGTTATAAATAGAAATGCCTTCTGCTAGAACCCGTAAGCAGCGCGGTGGAGCAGCCACATCCCTGCCTCAAAGTTATTTTGCGCCTACCACATCTGGTCTGCCATCTCTCCCAGGGACTCAAGTCTCAACGAATGCAACCTCCTCAATGATTCGCCCGGTTCTTATGAGCCAGAGGGGAGGTTATAAGAAGCAGAAGCAGCAGAAGCAGAAGCAGCAGAAGCAAAAGCAGCAAAAGCAACAGAACCGTACCCGCAAGATGCGTGGTGGATTTTCCCCCACAGTGATGGGACCCTTCTTGAAGAATGTTGAGGCTCTAGCAGCCCCTCTTTCCATTTATCTGGGTTATAAGTTGCTCCAAACCCTCAAAGGTAAGAAGGGCATGAGGAACCGTATTTAAACGCAAGTCGGCAAAATCAAATTAAACGCAATGGAAAATGAAAAACACGCATTCCGTATCCGCACGGTAAAGGCAAGTCCTTTTCGTATTTTGATTGAGGCTCTGAAGGAAATTCTTACAGAGGCTAATCTGGAGATTGATCCCAATGGTTTAAAGATCATTGCGATGGATGGAACACAAACAGTCCTAGTTCACTTGCGTCTTCATTCCGAATGGTTTGAGGAATTCTATTGCCCACAGCGTCTTATTCTCGGTCTTAACATGATTAATTTTTTCAAGTTGATTAAGACTGTAAGTAATAATGAGTCGCTCATTCTGAGTATGGAGAAGGAGGATACTACGCGTCTCAGCATCACAACACTCAACGGTGAGAACCAGAAGACCACAAAGTATCACTTGAATTTGATTGAACTTGACATTCATCCGATTGAGATTCCGCCTGTTGCTTTCCAGACAACAATTACAATGCCCTCCACAGACTTCCAGAAGGTTATCCGTGATATGTTCTCCTTGGCGGAAACGGTAGAAGTGCGTTCTGCAGCGAACGAACTGGTCTTCAAGTGCCGCGGCGACTTCGCCGAGCAGGAGACGGTTTTCCATGTTGGAAACACAATGACGGTCAAGCAGAATCAGTTGGATATTGTACAGGGTCACTTTTCCCTCAAGCATTTGAATATGTTCTGCAAGTGTACATCACTTTGCTCGGACATTACGCTCTATCTCAAAAACGATTACCCCGTAATCGTAGAGTATGCGGTAGCAGGTCTGGGTGAGATTAAGTTGGCGTTGGCTCCGCATAAGCAACCTGGTAATAGATAGCCATGCTATCTATAACAGCAGGATTGTCCAACAGAGTTGGACTGTACCTGGCAATAGGTAATAAAAATTTGAAAGTATATTTTTGCTGGAAGGTAAGGCACGCCAGCAGAAATGAACTATAATCAGAAATGGACTCTCTATCACCACGACCCAGATAATGAAGACTGGTCGGAGGAATCGTATAAGAAGATTGGCACTCCAGCCAGTTTTGAAGAAATGTTTGGAATGATGAAGGAAATCGGCAGCAAGAAGTTCTTGGAAGGCATGTACTTCTGGATGCTAGATCCTTACCCTCCCATGTGGGAGAATAAGATGAACAAGCGCGGAGGCTCTTACAGTATTAAGGTCCATCAGGATCAGGGTCTAGAGTGCTTTGAGCGGTATATGGCTGCTTCTGTCATGTCACTTGTATCGCTGGACCCCGAGAATCTCATCGTTGGCGTAACTATTTCACCAAAGAAGGGATTTAATATTATTAAGTTGTGGAATCTCCAGTCACTTACATTTAAGAAGGAGACAGATGTGCGGGTTCTTCTCCCGTCACTTACATACGCGGATATCATCTACAAGCCGCATGTTGATCAGAAGATGTCTTAACGCCTATTCTTACGACTTTTACGATTCTTTCTCTTTAATTTTCTAGATTTTTTACGGCTGGCTGTACCTCCACTACCACCATTCCATTCAGGGCGTGGATGTAGTTCTCTACTTGCACCACTTTCGGCGTTGGGAGGAGGCCATATGAATATACTTACACTTCTATCGTCAATTCTAAAGGTGTGTCCAAGGCTTACAATATTTCCATCGCCGTCAACAATATCGCCCGTAAATTCTTTTTCGTTATTAGGTCCCCCAAGATCACGAACGCATGTGGCAAGACTATATTTGAAATAAAAAAGAGGGTTAGGATTGTAGCCAAACATTAAATAATATTCTTTACCAACCTCAACATCATCCAATGGCACTAGTTTTTGTGTCTGTTGTTTGAGTATCAGAAATTCATCCTTTCTAGGCCAAACTCCAGCACCCGCAAAACCAGCAGCAGCCATATCCTATTTAATCCCAAGAAGAATTCCATTCTTCTATATCATTCTCCTCCTCCAAGTCCGCGCCAAATACTTTTTCATTAACTAAATCAGACCGACAATATACACGAAAAATGGCCGTTCCTCCAACATAGAGGCCGAGTTTCTGTGTTAGAAGTGTCCGAATAATCATAATGGAAGGCAAAGTTCCGTAAGGAGATTGATAAGTCAATCCCGTAAAATGGTCAGAAACATCAATCGTATTCCCACCCTGTTCTAAGGTAACAGCCATCCAAGGAATCCGCCGAACAACAGATACAGTGGATTCAGCCACACAAAGAGAAAGACGATTTGCTAGAGCATCATAGAACCAGCAGCCATCATTATCAGATTCCACCGAAGGAGCAACAAGACTTGAACGCCCATCGTCCCAAATCCACACATTTCCATCTAGTAAACGAAGAACAGTAATTGTTCCAAAACTTTTTTCATAGATAAATCTCTTAATGTAACTCAAAGCAACTCCAGCAAAAAGAGTTATTTTTGTTAATGGATCCATTGCTTCACTTTATGTGCGTGGCTTTAGGCTTAATATGCCTTACCTTTCATACAGAAGGCTCCATGGCATCCAGGCAAGACTGATGTTTGAAGTCTAGCAATTGTCTTTGTGTACGCAAACATTCCAGCAACAATTGTTATGTATATTACGGGTAAACTTAAGAGAACCCATGAAACAACGGGGCTCAAGTTTCGGCAGAGAAATTCTAGCGCGGCAACACCGAGGATTCCGAACACAATTGCAATGAGCGCACCTGTTAGATTTAACTCAAAAAAACAATAAATAGTCCATGCGATTGCGAAACACATATAGGTTGTAGCGGGGGTACAGAACTCTTTAACGTCCATCTTCTATTCTATAGGGGGAATTTTCCCTAGAGGGGGAATTATAGGGGTGCAAGGGTAGCAACACCGTTGACAAGTTTGTAATTCGCAACAAGGTCACCGACTTCACCGTCTGCAGTAATAGCGTAGACCTTTCGTGAAATAGTCTCTAGCCAATAATTGGTCTTCTTAATGCGAATCTGCTCGTAGTTCTCTTCAGGCTCGGGCTCATCTTCCTCCTCTTCATTATCAGCCTCCTCAGCCTCCTCAGCCTCTTCCTCCTCTTCCTCCGCCTCTTCCTCTTCGGGCTCATCTGCCGGAGGAAGAGGAACAACAACCTTAGCCTTTACAGGGGAAGCCTCCTTTGTAACTGTAACACGGCTTACATGAGCGACTGGCTCAAGAACCTCAAGAAACTGATTTGAATGCTGGATAGTTGGAACTACCTGCACATGTGAAACAGGAAGCTTCTCGGTAATTTCAAGAGAAACACGATGAGACTTTTCCTTTTCCTCCTTGAGTTTTCCCTCAAGACCTTCAATCTCCCGAGAATACTCAGCCATGCGCTCCTCAATCACACGGCGAAAGTCAAGGAAATTATTACGATTCTGGTCAGCCATCTGGAGCGGACCTGCAAGATAGTCAAAGCATTTCAGAAGCCACCACGAGTCATTACGTACCTTATTAGACAGCATTTTTATGCTTACTAATATGGTATTTTGGGTATCAAATTTTTTGTTTATCAAGGAAGCTACTTGATACGCATACAGAACTCCAGTGTATTCTCCTTCTCCCGAATGGGCTTAGAGCGCCTCAACCTCAATCCTTGGATTCCTGCCTTCTGTAACTTCTCCCCATCATTCTGGATGAAAACATTCTTCAGAGCCGCCTCATAGAAGTCAATCGGCTTAGTGTCCATCGATTGGATAATACTGACCATCGGGGGTGTTAGCACATCTACACGAATGGATGACTGCATCAACAGTTCACGATACTCTGTAATATCTAATGACCCGCCGAAGATTCGCAGAATCTCTCTGCTAGGAGCCGCTTGAATGCCCTGTGATGCGGATAAGCAGAAATTATGATACAGCCGATTTAACTTACTATAACGTTCCCACTGCTCCCCCGCATCTAGACGCTGTGAAAATAAATAAGCCGTCGCACACGAAGGAGAACAGAAGTTTCCATATACGCGCCACACGCCATCCACAATATTCGTAGGAATTACACACGGTGTTCCCGAAAACTCATGACAGTCCCAATAACAGTGAATATCCGTTTTCTCAGGCAACTTCTGCAAGCGATTCTTATCTTGGTACTGAACCATCAACTTCTCGGAATAATAGCAGGGCAGCGATCCTCTAGCAGGAGCCGCAACTTCCTCCTTGTTCTTAGCCTGCCACATACTCTGCTGCTGGGACGGCGGCGGGATAATATCTAGTGAACCGAGATGCTCAACATCTTCGTCTGCTGCTCCTGCGGAAGAAGAAGCCGGTAACTTCTCAACAACTACAGTTGTATCAGAAGATCCAAGAGGACCCAAATAACTTACATTCTCATCCATCTGATCAAATGGCACAGGCTCTCCAGCAGCTCCATGATTATATTCAATCTGTGACATCGGCGTCTGTTCTTGAAGTTGAGCCGTTCGCACTGGTAAATAGGCGATTAAAGGACGCTGTGCGCCACTGAGTGAACCCGTTACGCCAGCAGGAGTAACAACCGCGACAACTTGAGGCTGCTTCTTTCGCTGCTTGGGGATTTTCTTTTCACTCATCTTACTTTGTTTTTATGTCCGTTCTTTATGTCCGTATTTAAATACGACCCTATGTTTCTATTGATAGATGTCTGTAACCGAAGTATGGACTGAAAAATACAGACCGCGAAAACTCAAAGATATTCACGGCCATGTATCTATTTGCCGTTATCTAACCCGCATCTTATCAGTGAAGCCATCTGCTAGACCCCATCTATTATTCCATGGACCGCCGGGCACAGGCAAAACGACTCTAGCATATGCTTATACGGGTGAACTCTATCCCACTTTCTCAATGCCGCTGTATTCCATGTATTTGAACGCCAGTGATGAACGGACGATTGAAGTTATCCGTGATCGTATTATTGATTTTGCAAAGACGAGTTGGCCGGGCATAGACCGCAAAGTTATCATTTTTGATGAAGTGGAAACAATGACTGATTCTGCTCAGATCGCACTCCGAGCCCTGCTCGATGAATATGATGAGAATCCGGATAAAGCCCCGCAGTTCATTTTCATATGTAACTGCTTGAGTCGCGTACAGAATCTAATTCGTAGCCGTTGCCTCTGTTTCTACATGGGTTCATTGTCACCGACACATATGCAGAATATGTTGACAGATATCAGTAAGTTGGAGAACAGGCAAGATATTCCATCCAAGTTGGGTCTTTATTTGACACGCGGCGATATGCGTCAGATTGTTATCCAGTATCAGAATTGTAATTTAATAGACAAGAAACTTCAGTATGTAGTTCGTCTTATGAATGCTCCACGCAACAAATTGGATTTTGTCTTGGATGACATCCTCCAGAATATTTCACAGAATCATCTGCTTATGGCTATTCTATCCGTTTTGCGATGGCTAGGCTGGGACAATCATTCGCCGGAAGTTTTCACTAAACTTCTCCACGGATGTATGTATGTCAGTCTTTTTCCGCATTCTACTGAGCCCTTGAAGCAGTTGCTTCATGAGACATTTGATGCGCAGGAAAAGAAATTTATAGTATAGGATGAAGACGCGTCGTCAACAACGCGGTGGAATGAACTGCGTTCGCGGAATGTGTAAACGCTTAACAAATAAAGTTAAAAGTTACTTACCAATACCTGAATTTCCAGCATATGAAAAGCCTACATTAGATAATGAACCGCCCGGTGTAGAGTTCTATGAAAAATTATCTGAATATGTTAAACAAGTTAACTTCCTACAAAGACCATCAGAAATGATTGAAGCATTTAGAAAAATAAAAAGATTTATTGAATCAACTGATGCAGACTCTGATATTTTAAACGAATTGAAGAAAACCCAAAGAACTATTAATGCTATTAATGATGCTTCTGAAAAAGCAGAAATAATATTTAGAGATTTGACTGTTCTTCTTGAAATTATAATTGATGAGAATAATGAAAATCCAAATCAACAAATTTATTTTATCGGATATGAATGGGCACCGCAAACAAAGGCAAAACTCTATGCTAGAAGTGGACTTGCTGCTGCTATGACTGCTACTGGTGGAAATCTGGGAGAAATTGTACCTGGTGGACCCGGGCCTGAAGGAATTCTAGCTGAATATCTAGGTGGTCGCCAAAGAACAAATAATGTTATTGGAACAACAAGAAGAAGAAGACACAGTGTTACAGCACAAAATCAAATTGCTAATCTTAAACGAATTGGCACTGCAAAACCGGGAGAAAGTGTAGGTAAAGGACGGTATATGTTTGGGCAAAATGGAATAATCCAAAATTCAGTAATTCATTTATAACACACAGATTTAAAGATTAATTGCGGCTAAAACATAGATTATGGCGGAAAAAATATGTAGAGGTGAAAATATTAAGTATTCACTCGTATATATTAATGAGGACGATATTCAAAATCTGAAAAATCTTGAAAAGAAGTATCATGAGATTGTTGGGTATGGAATTGTAAATGATAATGGATATTCATTTTATTCAGTAGAAGATAACTATACTAATTCTATTTTGAATCATTGGACGGTGGATATTCTAAATGAATATGATAATCATCTATGCTGGATTGTTCTTAAGACACACCCTTGTAATCTATACGGCATTATGATTGACCTGTGCAAGCCGAGTAATAGTGTATTTGATGTGAATAATTTTGATGTGTGGAAGACAAAGGAAAAGGATTGTCTTGTGGCAGTTATAACAGATATTGATATGGATTGAAAACTAAACCTATGTATATTATAAAATGAAAAACTTTTTTCTAATAAATCTTTTACTTCTTTCTTCTTTAGCCTTGCTTTTATTAATTACTTCTGGGGAACCAATCAGTGAGCATTTTGGGGAAAAATGTAGGTATAATGGTGCTTGTACAGGATCAGAAAAATGCTATCAAGGTATTTGTACACCTTATTATGGTAATGCTACTAATTTTACGTGTAGAGTAAACAGTGATTGTACAGCATCTCAATGGTGCTGGAATGGTTCGTGTAATACTAAACCAGCAAATGCACCAGCTCCTCCCTTCCCAGCAGGTGAAAATGATCCAACGTGGCTTCTAACCCGTCCAAACAATAGGAATTTTTGTCCAGGTGCTAGCACTGCTTCTAATAATTTTTGCCAATCTAATAGGCCATATTGTATTTACAAAGGCGCAGAAGGTTATTATTGTAGTTATACTCCCAGTTAATAAGTCAAAAATTCATAAAATTTGTCTAAATTTATATTAGTTCATTGTCATGAAAATGATGGCATTGTGCCATCCTATTTTAATGTCTGTAAATTGGTGTAAATTTGTCTAATTTTTTTCAAAAATTGACGACCAACTTAAAGCCTCCTTAAGTTCAAAGGTTAGGATGGCGCAAGTAAATACAGCACAGGTTACAATCACACCGCTAAGAATTAGCACTATGACTGTTACGGGCCATATCGGCACCAAGATTGATATTCCAAAGTTGTGGGCAGCAGTTCCTATTATGCCTTATTGGAATCTAGCAGAAGGTATTTTGAAGATGGAGCATAATATGAATAAGAAGGGAATGTGTCGCCACGATATTATGCTGAAGCGCAAGAAGCAGAAGAAGAAGTTTTACAATCAAGCAACAATTATTGTCCGTCTTGCTACAAATGCGAATGAGTGGAAGGAAGTAAATGTCAAGTTGTTCTCAAATGGCGGAGTCCAAATGACTGGCATCTTGTCCGAAGAGATGGGAAAGCAGTCAATTGTAGTTCTGCTAAGAACACTCAAGGATAAAGTCCCCGCCGCTATGTACAAGGAAGTATTCCCCGCAACAGCAGATTATCCCGAACCCATCCTCTACAGATACGCAATTCAACTTGTTAACTCTGACTACAGCATTGGTGTTCCCATTCGGCGCGACCGTCTTCATAAGATTTTCGTACAGAACTATAAACTTTTCAGCACATTTGAATCAGATATTTATCAAGGTGTAAATACCAAGTATTTCGTGAATGAAAAGCGTCCAGCAACAACAATGCCTGGACTTTGTGGATGTCCCACCCTTTGCGTAGGTTCGGGCACAGGTACGGAACTTGGATCATGTAAGACAGTTACAATTGCGCCATTTCAGACAGGTAAACTTATTATTACCGGTGCTCGGACCCTGACTCAGATTGAGGAGGCCTATAACTATGTGAATATGATTATCACAAAACACGCGGAGGAAATCATTCGCCCCCTGCCTCCTAGCAGACCAATGCCTGAGAAGATTGTATCAAAGAAGAATGAAAGTCGCTGGATTTCTCATCCGAGCCCCCGCCACATGCAGACATTTACATTTATGACCGCGTAAAAAAAACCAAAAAAATGAAACCCCTAGTTTTAAAGCCAGATGAGCACGACAACTAGCGCAACACCGGGACAGCAACTTGCTCTGACAAATCAGGGAGGTATTCCTACGACTGAGATTCCGGGCGATAAGACGATGGCCCACGCCGCGCGTATCGCCGTAGAGCAGGACAAGCCCATTCTGCTGGATTACTACAACGATACCAAGAATTCCAAGGCTTTTTTGGGTGAGGATCCGGACACCAAGGAGCGTATCCTTGTGAAGAATGCGGAGGAGTACACCAGCCCCATTCAGAAGATTTTTAAGGCGGCGACTGACTATATCGTCATGACGGAGAACTCCATCTACATCGTCAGCGGCTCTATCAAGAAGAAGGTTATCACAACGGGCAACTCGGCTACGCCTTCTTCATCGGGCAGACCTACAACTGCGACTGCGTAAATAATATTTTAAAGTTTAAATTAGAGTATGGCATATCAGATAGTTGATAATGTAGGGGTTCAAATACCAGGATTAGTTGTTGGAAATTTTTATTCACCTTCTGCGAATCCTCTACCAGGTCCAGGTCAAGGTAATCTACCTATGCCCGGTGACATTTTTAGAGTAATTTTTGTAGTTGGTCAAGATGTTGCTATTATTCATGTAATGCAAGGAGCCCATCAAGGCCAAACGCATTTAGTTGGAAGAACTTATCCTCCTGGTACACGATTCTATAGACACGCACTTCTTGGTGGACAGATGCCTAGAGGAATCGCTGGTGGGGCTGGTCTTCCTCCTATTGCTCCTGTGGCTCCTGTGGCTCCTGTTGCTCCCGTTGCTCGTGTTGCTCGTGTTGCTGGAGAAAACAATTCCATGGGCAATAACAGACCTAACAATAAAAGTAGCCAAAGAAGAAGAAAACACTCAAGAAAAAATCGCAAAACACACAAAAAAACTCGTAAAAATTGAGTCTTCATTTGCTAGTAGCAACAAGCAGAATGTCCCTAGATTCCTGGCTAAATTCGGCTAAAACGGAAAGTGAAGATTCTTCATGGACTCCTGCATTACTAAACACAAGACCAGCAAGAAAAATTCTTGGTGTTCTCGGTGGTCAAAAACGCACTGATTTTCATGATTTTCAAAAGAGCATCATAAATGATATTCTTGTGAAAATGGGAGCCCCACCTGACCTCGTCCTTTTATCGGATGAAGGCAAAGATACAAGCGGAATGATTTATATGTGGTGTGAACAGAATAATATTCCGCTCCGCTATATGAAAGCGGATTGGTCTGCTGGAAAGTCTGCTGGAATTCAAAGGGATACCCAAATAATTAAAGAAGCAAGCGCGTTTATTATCTTTGAGCAACCCCGCAGTGACCGTTATGCTAAAATTGCTGCTCGGCTACAAAAGAAGAAAATACCTGTCGTATTAGTAGGATAAATGTCATCTAAGTGTACATACAGGAAGCGTTCGCAAAAGGGAGGTGCGGCAAAAGTAGTCACTGGATTTAACAGTATTCCATATGCGGCCGCAGCAGTATCTGGGCCAAATAGCCAGGCCGCAATGATGGCTAAAATTCCTCGTACTATAACAGAGCAAGGTATGAATTTTCAGAGAATGACATCCACTTACCATCGTACGCGCAAACAGCGTGGCGGAGCAGCCCCCGTTGAGACAACTGGCGAAGTTCTTCCTGCTAGCATGACTGGTCCCATGACAACTGTTGCGTCTGGAATCCTCGGAGGCTCAGCCACTGGACGCCTGGATACTATGTTAAGCCAGACATCATCGTTGGTCAAGCAGGTTGGAGGTGGCAGCCGCAAGCGTCAGCAAAAGCAGAAGCAGCAAAGGAAGCAGCAGAAGACCCGTAAACAGAAGCAACAGCAACAGAAGCAACAAAGAAAGCAGCAAAAGAGCCGCCAGCAGAAGCAGAAGCAGCGCGGTGGCAGCCACCAGCCTCTCGGTTTCGGTCCGGCGGCTCCTACGTCCGGTGACTACACACTCTTGAGCCCGCAGGAACTCAAGGCAGCCGGCCTAAACCCCCAGTGGTTTGACGAGAACCAAGTAAATCCTGCTTTCGGTGGAGCAATCACAGTTCCCGGGGGCAAGCTCAATTAAATTAATTTAAACCCGTGTTAGAATACAATCTCCTTCAGCAGTCGTTTTTTGCGATTCTGTAAGAGCTTGCATAAGAAGTGCCTTCACATTCACACCCACATCCGGCTGTGTTACCTTCACAGTTACAATTAAATCACCGAATCCACCAGCGGAATCCGAGGGCATTCCAAGTCCAGTCCCACGTAGTCGAGCTCCATTCAATAAGATATCACCATTCCAAACAATCGTCCTTGGCACTCCAGATGGATGTTCTGCTAGAACCCGAGTAAATCCCGTTACAGATTCCACCCAAGACAAAGTAATCTCATGTCCCAAATCATTGCCTGTCCATGAATAAACAGCAGTATCTGGGCATTTCAGAACTAAGATAACATCGCCTGGCTGAGCAAAATCAATCTGGTCCGAGCACTCCCCAACAAAGGTAAACTGATGACCTTCACGCATTCCTGGTAGAATTTTCACATCAAGAGTTTTCTCCCGATTCAAGACACGAGCACCCGAGCAGACAGTACAAAGTGGCCCCGGCTTCCGGCACTTGCCTTCACAGTCACGACAGGTTCCTCGTGTTTGAACATACATTCCGGGCTGTAGTTGAATTTGTTGAACATGAAAACCACGCCCACCGCAGGCTCCGCATTCCACAAAACTAGTCACTCCATCGCCTTTACACGCGTAGCAAAAACGTCCCTGATTAAATACCAATCGTAATTCACGACCCTTGTAGAACTCCATAAGATTCATGTTGATCTCATGCATCTTGCTCTGCCCTTTACCTGTCCGAGGTGGCGGACCTGTAGGCGGTGTCATAGGAACACCAAAAAATCCCTGAGCACCCGGCGCACCCTGAAACATCTGCTCAAACATTCCCCCTACATCTACATGAAAACCCATTCCTGGTGCTCCCGCTCCAGCAAAACCACGCATCATATTCTCAAAAGGATTCCCCATTCCATGACCCATCTGAGGCCCTCCTTGGCCCTCTTCAGACCCTGTCACATCATACATTTGCCTTCGCTGTGGGTCAGATAGTGTTTCATAGGCCCGTTGAATTTCCTTGAACTCTTCTGCTGACCCGCCCTTATCGGGATGCTTCGTACGAGCAGCCTTAAAATAGGCTTTTTTAATGTCATCCTGTGAAGACCCGCGTTCAATTTCAAGGGTTTCGTATAAATCCTTCGGCATCTAATTCATTATGGTATTCCGTATTTAAGCACCATCCAAGAATTCCAACTAATGGAAGAGGTTATTGGACAATCTCATATCGTAGAGTATCTTCTTTCATGTAAAGGCGATTATCCACATCTTCTCCTAACAGGTTCAACTGGCGTTGGTAAGACATTCCTCTGTCAGCAGTTTTTGCAATATGCCTTACGTGATATTCCTGAAAATGAATTAAATCGCTACATCTTAAAACTTTCCAGTTGTGATGACCGTGGTATAGCAGCCTTGCGACAGAAACTCGTGGAATTCCTCCGTTCCAATCGTAAGTATGATATATTTGCGTGGGTCTGGATTGATGATGCGGATAGTCTTCCCGTCTTAACACAACAGGCTCTCCGTCGTCTAATGGAGCGCTATGAAACCCATGTTAAATTTCTTTTTTCATCCTGTGCTAGCCAGTCCTTTATTGAACCGATTCAAAGCCGCACAGTAATTCTTCAACTTCTCCCTATAAACCTGTTTGAGCACACTGAAGTATTCCAAAAACGCTATTCGCCTCATATTAGTCTGACACAAGATGCCAAGAATTGGATAGTAGGATTTTGCTTAGGAAATGCGCGGCAGTTCTGTCTTCTTCTGCGACTGCTGGAGGCTGTTAAAACACAGGATTTAACTCTACAGACTGATAAATATGAAATAAACCTTCAAGAAATTCAAACGTATATTACACCGCCGCCTGTAAATGCTATCCGTGAACTCTGTAGTGGAATTCTTAAAAATGATGTTTTCAAAATATTTCAACATCTTCACGATCTATTGCTTATTGGATACACTGTGGAGGATATTCTCCATTATATTCAAATTATCACACAAGTGTATTCCTTTTTCAACCCAATTGAACTAATCAAAATCAATGAACGCTGCTCGGAAGTTCACATTCGGCTCATCCAACGACGCTTCGGTTTCTTTGAGACTTTAAAAGTATTCGCTGGAGAAATACAGAAGGATGACCTCTTTCCGCTCAGAATTACCACCGGATGTTGTGACAGAATGGATAAAAGCATTCGGTTTTAAGAATTTACGTGATAGGCGGTCTCTCCAATTTCCAGCACAGAATCCTGTTACGCTTGACGCATTCAACGCGATGATGAAATATTACTATCCCAGCAGAAGGCCCACGACCTTTGATTATCAATCCTGCAAGAAGATCTTCCGACAAATTATTAAAGCATCGGAACACATTCTAGTTAGTAAAGAAATTCGCATCGGCCCACTCCGAACACATGAATATAGTATTATGCCAACGAAACAGGAATCGCAAGATGAGCCCACAGAAATTTGGCCTCTAGGAGTTGATCCTCAGAAAGACGAAGAAACCACGCATTAGGCACTGATCGCTCAAGAGTATCAGGAAGCGGGACTGCTACAACACTGGAGCCCGGTAATTCAATCCCTGACTCATCCGAAGGAATAACACGTTCTACCAAATCCTCAAGTTGTATTGCTTTTCCTGATTTGAATCGCGTCCATTCTGCCACACTATTAATCGGTACTTGCCCGGATAAATGTTTATCCTGCAAATAGCGAATCGCCCTGCGGATTTTGGCGGCATTCCATGAAAGAGGCCCACCACGCATCAGTTTCTGTAAGTCTCGAGCATAACTCTGCCATAAGCCGCAACCTTCCTCAATCGCCCAGCAGATATTTGTATCAGATGCTCTGTTTCCACGCTCTTCATCGGGGTCAGTGCCAAATCGCATTGCTTTCATGGTGCCAAGTGTCGGAATAATTGACTTAATAAAAAGTACACGGCTATCAACCCAAAGACCACCCACGTAGCAGGACATATGAGCTGATGCCCAAGCCTTCCATAACCAAGTAGGCGCAATATCGGCTTCTGCTGGAACCTCCACGCCATGTTCGCGTAGGATGCCATGAACGTCATTGCGGCCGAGAAGAGGAGTAACTACAAAATCTTTATCGTGGAATTCACGGCACCGTCTCAGATGAACATTCAAAAACGGAGAGCGTGTTCGTTTTTGGAGACGTGATCCCCAATCCAACCATTCACGAGAATTTCCCTCTAAGTCATCTACGACCCACCAGAGACAAACTGACTTGCTGCTTTCAAATCTATCTGTGATAACTTCGGTTTTATCTTTTACGATGTATCGTAGAGTTGCGGCTGAGAAAATTAATATTAAAAAAACAAAGCCAGTTAATTCACCTTGTGAAGCAGCGGCCATCTTCTCTATTACTGATACGGCTAATTATTTACTAGTAAATTTCGCTGAAGATTCTCATGATAACGACCGGCCATTTCATCTTGCTGTGCCATGCGACGAACACGCTGATCTTCTAGCATCTTTTCCCTATCCTCTGCTGCTCGTACACGACGCTGCTCATCGGCTGATAAAGTTACAGGAGCAGAACGAGCACGTTCCATATCTTTTAAGTTACTAGGCCTAGATCCGAGTGAAGCCGCTGCAGACGCTACATTTTGGCTGAATGTTGAATCGGATGTATAGGCGGATTTTAAATCTGTAAACTGAGTGCGAGAACCATAGGCCGCTGTAAAATCTGCTGGCTTTTCTCCACCGAGTGTAACGCCCATTGTAGGCTGAAGGATTATAGCAGAAGGGTAGTAGGCTCCGTTGCCGCCACTTGTCTGTCGCGATTCCTGCTGGAATGTCTGATTAAATGTATCCAGGGCAAATTTCTTTCGTAGACTGGAATTCTCTTGCACTGTATCACTTTGCCCTGTAGTTTTGAGCCAATCACCGTAGCCATCATCTTTTTCCGGGTCCGGTAACTTATTTTCCTCAAAGAGTTGGTTAAAGAGTGACATATCCAGTTTCTTGGGGGATAATGCCACTGGAGCACGGTCTTGGAGTTGAGCAACTGCTCCTGCTCGTTGTTGTGAGTAATTATCTAATTCCGCCTGTGTTTGCGGCACATGGGCGCTGATGGCCGCCGCCTGCTGTCTTATTCCGGAGACACGGTCTACGATTTTCTGAAGGTAAGCAGATGCTCGGGTAACAGCATCAAAGAGTACGGGATTTCCGCCACGGTCAGGATGCGCTCGGATAGCGGCTTTCTTATAGGCGGCTCGAATAAGTTCGCTTGAAAGCGGCTGACTTTCATCAATTGCTAGAAGGTCACAGCACTCGGTGAAATAGTCGTGGGCTTTCTTGGGAGCGGGGTGTTCTATGAGTTCGTTGCCGTAATTTTGGTTCTGTCTTTGCTGTTGTCCTTGCTGTTGCCCTTGCCCTTGCGAAGCTGGAAAAGCTGGCGAAGCTGGAGGTTGTTGTCTTTGCTGCTGACCCGAAGGAGCGTAGGGCCACTGATAGACTTGTCCACGATTATAACCAGCCAACCACTGCAAGCAGAATGAATGAACGCCCATTTGTTTCAAAGCATTGCGGTATTCAGGCGAAGCCAACAGAGTTTCCAGCATTTGGGCCTTTGTTGCGGGATTTTGAATTCCGCACAAATTATTCCAGATACGTACGTGCGAAGCATCAACGGATTGGTTAGCTCCCATCTGTTGAGACTCCGGATTTATGTTTTAAACTTTCAACGAACGCGGCGAGTCAGATTTCTCTTATGTTTAAGTTTACGTGTTCTTTTCCTTTGAATTCCGCATATATATTTTATAGTTCCGTCAACAGCATTTGTAAATCGCCTACATAGTCCTCTGCGATTCAAATCATTTTCTGTATTTCTAAAATTTCGTTCTGTTTCCATTTTGTTGTATTTATCATACTCTTCAGTCCACTGCTTATTAGTGAAATATCTCCTGCGTTGTGCTTCTAAAGTTCGTCTTGCCTCAGCATTTGTAGCATAAGCAATATGATTTGTAGGATACGGGCGTGCTAAACTTGCGGAACTGGGTATTCCTATGCTGAGTCTCCTTGGAGGCATCTTATTTTATGAGAAGAAAATTCAACAGGGTTTTAAAGAATTGAATCATATCTTCTTAAGACATCTAAGATGAGTAAAAAGATTTGGTATGCACCAAATGAATTTGAAGCATACGACCAAAAAGAAATTGATGCAGTCAATAATTGTCTTAAAGAAGGATGGTTGGCAGGAAATGGAAAATATACGATAGCATTTGAAAAGGAAGTTGCTACGTATTTTGGCAAGAGGTATGGTCTTTTTGTTAATTCGGGTTCATCCGCCTGTCTATTAGCATTAGCATCATTGAATCTAGCAGAAGGAACAGAAGTTATTACACCTGCTTGTACATTTGCTACCACAGTAGCACCGATTATCCAATTAGGATACAAACCAATTTTCTGCGATGTTGAGTTAAACGGGTATGTTCCTTCTGTAAACGCAGTCTTAGAGAGGGTTACATCTAGCACAAAAGTTATTATGCTTCCTAACTTAATTGGAAATTGCCCGAACTGGAAGAAACTCCGGTATCAATTAAATAGTCTGGGACGATCAGATATTTTTCTAATAGAAGATTCAGCAGATACATTAGTATGTACACCAGAAACAGATATTTCAACTACGAGTTTCTATGCTAGTCATGTTATTACAGCATGCGGTTCGGGTGGAATGGTAATGTTCAATGAGGATAAATATCTAAAACGCGCAACTATGTTTCGTGATTGGGGCCGGATTGGAGATAATACAGAACTTGTAGTAGAACGTTTTAATCACAGTGTTGATGATATAAAATACGACTATAAGTTTCTATATGCATGCCTTGGTTACAATTTCAAGTCATCAGAAGTTAATGCAGCCTTCGGTCTAGAACAAATGAAGAAATTACCGACTTTCTTAGCCATCCGCCGCCGGAATATTGAACGATATATGAATAATCTCAAAGACATAAAAGGTATTCTTCTACCAAATGATACTTCATCTACAAATTGGCTAGCATTTCCTATTCAAGTAGAAAATCGGTTGGATTTAGTAAAGTATCTAGAAGATCATGAAATTCAAACACGTGTCATTTTTTCTGGAAATATCACACGGCATCCTGCATATCGCTCTTATCTTGTGGTTTTTACCAACGCAGATCTTATTATGAGGAATGGTATCTTGCTGGGATGCCATCATGGAATGACAGTTGAAGATGTAGATACTGTATGTGACCGAATTAAGGAGTTTTTTTTGCAAAATACTTAAACATAGATAAAGATTAATACCAATGAATCGTGTCTTAATTACAGGTGGAAATGGATTTTTAGGTTCTAATCTTACTCGTTTTTTCTTAAAAAAAAACTATACTGTAGCAGTAATTTCTAGAAAATGTTCTAATATAAATGATCTACTTGAATATATTGAGTTTATTCAACATTCAAAGTCTGGTTATAAACATTTATCCGAACAAATTATTAAGTTTTCACCTACAATTGTGATCCATTGTGCATGGGATGGTGGTAATACGTATAAAGATGTAAATAGTCTAATTCAATATCAAAATATTTCATATGGATTAGAATTACTTGAAGTACTAATGACTCTTTCTAATAAGCCAATCTTTGTTGGTATTGGAAGTTTCTCAGAATATGGAAGAATTACCGCACCCGCTATAGAAACAGACATAGATAATCCAATCACTCATTATGGTCAATCTAAATCATGTTTTAAAAGTATTTCGCATAAAGTATGCACAGAATCTGGTATAATATGGAAATGGATTCGTCCATGTTTAATTTATGGGCCTAAAGATGTATCAACCCGTTTAATACCATCACTAATTAAAAAACAAATTATGTGCGAAGAGATAATATTAGATAGTTGTACTTCCATTGTAGATTATCTTCATGTTGAAGATTTCTGTACAGGTGTTTTTGTTAGTATACAATCTTTATCTGGCATCATAAATCTATGTTCGGGTAAGGAATATCCAGTTAGAACAATAGTTGAGTGGATCCAAAAAAAAATTTCAAGTACATCGAGTATAACATTTGATTCCACTAAAGATAGACATCTTCTTCCGAGTCATGTGTGTGGTAATTCAGATAAACTGAAATCAGTTGGATGGATTCCTTCAATTGACTTGCTAGATGGTCTTCAAGATCTTATTCTAGCGGAACAAATCACATAGTTTCCATTTATAGACATAGTTTATTTAATATATAATGAAAATACGCGTAAGTGATTATATTGTTAAGGTACTTGAGTCTATTGGAATTGATACTACATTTTGCCTAACTGGTGGATTCGCTATGCATCTCAATGATTCATTTGGAAAAAGTACAGTAATTAAAACATATTATCATCATCATGAGCAAGCATGTGGATATGCTGCACTTGGATATACTAAAACAAATAATAAACCATCAGTTGTATGTACAACTTCAGGAGTTGCTGCGTCTAATTCAATTTCACCGTGTCTAGATGCATATCAAGATAGTGTTTCTATTCTTTTTATAAGTGGACAAGTTAAAACATTTGATACAATCCGAGCAATTAACTTAAATACTGAAGATAAACTACGAAATTACGCATTTTCAGATTGTGATATTATATCAATGGTATCATCAATTACAAAGTATAGTCATGAAATTACAAATATAAATGAAGTAAAACTAGTAATACAAAATGCAATCAATAATTTAACTACAGGACGACCTGGTCCAGTTTGGTTATCAATACCGCTTGATATACAAGCAATGTTAATTGAGGATGATATACCAGAATATTCTATAAGTAAATCAACCCTTAAAATTAATTTAGAAGATGTGTATAATTTACTCAAAGAATCAACAAGGCCAGTAATTCTTGCTGGAAATGGGATAAAATTAGGTAATTGTCAAGAAAAATTTATTAAATTTGTAAATGATACTGGTATTCCTGTTACAACTTCATACTTAGGTTCTGATGTTATTGAAACAGCATCTAAATATTTTATAGGAAGAGTTGGATTATATGCCGATCGTTCAGGAAATTTTACAATTCAAAATAGTGATTTAGTTATTGTATTAGGTTGCCGTTTATCTAACGCAGTTGTAGGTTATAATCCAAAAACATTTGCGCGTGAAGCCAAGATTGTATATATAGATATTGATCCTAATGAACTAAAAAAGAAAAGTATATCATATACTCTTACAATAAATTCAGACCTTAATGTATTCTTTGATTCATTTTCATTTATTACACCAAACTATTCAAATTGGTTAGAAAAATGTAATACTTGGAAAAAGAAATGGTTATTTGAGATACCAGCAAATGTTCTTGATACAGAAATAATTAATCCATACTATGCTGTAAAATGTTTATTTGATAAGTTACCTGAAAATAAAATAGTTACAACAGGTTCTGGTTCTATTGCAATTATTGTGAATCAATTACTAAATATTAAAAAGAATGATACTTTCATTTGGAGTGGACATGGCGATATGGGTACTGATCTTCCAATGTCTATTGGTTCACATATAGCAAATAAAATGAAACAATTTATACTTTTTACAGGCGAAGGAACATTTCAATTCAATATTCAAGAATTACAGACAATCATAC